CCTGGTGTCGGCGATTGATGCCCTGTCGTCCGGCTTATACTGCCTCATCCACCGAAGTATATCTGGCATGGTAATCCTCCCCCCAAAAGTGATACTCACCGAATCCGCATTTGTACGGCGACCAAAAGGTCAGATCGCTAAAAGTCCCGTCGTACTTGAAATCCGCATGGGAAATGCCGTTCTCTCGAAGAACCATTTCGATGGCCTTGAGGTGATTCGTAATGTCTTCCCTGATCGCTTCTAACTCATAACGTGCTTTCATTTGACATCCTTTCCTCGCCTGCCGTATAATAGAGATGCAGGTGATTTGTAAATGGGTTACAAGAAACTGCTTGTGATGCGTCATGCCGGTGGCGCATCATTTATTTTGTGCTTCCAACTCCATAGCGCGGTTCATCACCATTGTCGCGTAATCAGAAATCAGACCATTGTTATAGGCTTCCACCGCCGGAGCCGTCCCCGCGTTATAAGCCATCAGCGTCAGATACACATCCGCAGAATCGCCGTCCCCGAGCGTGTCTGTCAGTTCCGCCATAAGGTCTGCCCCGACCAAAATGTTTTGATATGGGTCATAAAGATCAGTGACGCCCAACCGTTCCATTCTGTCCCTGTTCCAGTAGGCTGAAATCCCCATGAGTCCATAACACCCGTCGTTCCCGACTTCCGGCTGAAACCCCGATTCCTGGTAGATCATGGACTGCAAAAGATAGGGCGAGATATCATACATATCCCCGATCTCATGCGTGTACGCAATGATCTGCTCTTCCTGCGTCGGCTCGTGGAAGCTTCCCCCGTCATTCACCGCGATCGTCATTGCCAGTACTAATGCCAAGAACATCGAATCTCCTCCACAAACACGGCCTTCGTGCTGTCCCCATCGTCGGTCGGAATGAAAAGAACATCCGTGCCAACGGTTATCGTCTTAAAGCGTTTCTGCGTGAGAATGTCGGAATAATGGAAGAAATAATCCTGACCGTTCTCCCCCGTTATGAAACCGTATCCCCGGCGTGCATTAAAGCTCTTTACAACTCCCCGCATTATCTTTAACCCTTAATCGTCTCCCACAACTCGAATGATTCCACTGATGTCAACCGCAAGAACTTTTCAATAGCAAGCATCTCAAATGCCCGTATCGTCCGGGGCTGTCTGACGCGCTTCTGGAGCGTGTTGTAAGAAAGCCCCGTTCCTTCGCACAGCTCCTTCAGCCCGTGGTCATAGCCCTTGTCGATCAACATCATCAGCAGAGCTTTGTGAAAGCGCGTTCTTTTCATGCCCACTTCTCCACATTGATCTCGTCTGCCAGCTTCATAAGATCCTTTTCCAGGTATTCGGCAACATCCGTCACCGCTTCAAACGCCCCGCCGTACTCCTTCGGGTCTCTCTGTCCGTGCGCAATCGCCTGATCCAGCGCCTTCATGATGCCCGTCGCCTTGGTGGCTTCCCTGGCCATGCGTTCAATGTCTGCCTGTCGGTTGAAATCTTTGATAGATGTGTGTTTCGCCATTTGATTCTCCGTATCGCTTTTGCCTTTTGATGTGACAGCTCCTGTATGCTATAATGTCGATATGACTTACGACGCAAATACATTCATGGGTCTAATGCTCTCCCTTAAAAATCAACACAACGATGTTGACGTGCTTGCGCTAATCAAAAAATCCGGCCTGTCGAATTACGACTGCTCTCTTTATCTCAAAAGCCTTGAGGCCAACGGCCTAGTAAAATATATGGACACCTGCACATATCGCATCACCCCGGATGGATTAAACAGCTACGTGAGCCCAAGAAAAAGAGTCTTATCACGTCTGTTTGATGCGTCCAAACTTCTTTTGAAGTTCCTCGTGCCGTTCCTCCTCGGTCTTTTCAGTCAGGACATTTACGAATTCATTGTCAGCTTCTTTAGCAGGTAACACCCCGACCGTCTTCAGGATCAGCATTATGTAATGAAGCAACATCCTCGTCTCACCGTTCTTCAAATCGCTTGCCATAAACAGATTGATATCGCACAAGTCTTTGTACTGCTCATCTGTAAGACAAATCCCGATTTTCTCCCACGCCTCTTTGCTCGTGTCAAACAACATTGCTACCTCCCGTTATCGCATATCTGCGACATATTGGTTAAAAAAAATATCGTTTACCTCGTCGCGGGTCAGGTTGAGGACTGTTGCGATAGCGTCTGCATCCTTTATGAGCATCGTGCGGCCATCACCACTGATCTTGCGATAAAGAGTAGCTTTATCGATCCCCATGGCGTCTGCAAGGGACGCTATTGTGAATCCTTTTTCGATAATTTTGCCTTTGAGTTTTAATGGATTTAACATAATGACTCTCCCCTTTGCGATGTCGCATATCTGCGATATTTAGAATGTATCACACCACGCGTGCCATGTCAACCGTTTTTCGCATAAAATGCGAAAAATCGCTATTTCGTATTGAATAGTTGCATTTTTGCGACTTTTGTGATAGTATTGTTTTACTTGGAGGATGCTATGAACGGTATTGGAAATCGCATACGATCACGACGTAATGAACTGGGGTTGAGCGTTGAAGACCTTGCTGCATTAATAGGAAAAGATCGCGCAACAGTCTACCGTTATGAAAATGGGGATATTGAAAATCTTCCACTAACAGTACTAATTCCTTTGTCCAGCGCATTAAAAACGACCCCTGCTGATCTTATGGGGATAGGTGAATACCAGGAGAATGTGGTGCGATGGCTTGCCGAAACTGATGCGGAGAAAAGCGGGCGAAAGCTTGGAAAGAGCCTCATCGACCGAAAGCTGACCACAGCATTTCACAAGAGCATCGAATTATCGGACGACGACAAGGAAATGGTGATCAGCTTTGTCAACAGACTTTACGAAGGCAGGGCTAACTCCTGATCTTCCATCTGCTCGATGTGCTTGACGATTTCGTCAACCAGACCATAGAGAAATGCCAAAACATAGATGTCTTCAACGCCCTGGATAATGTTAATGATTTCGACTTTGTAGTTCATAGTAAACCCTCCTTTGATGTAAGAGATAGAAACAACCGTCAATTATACATAATCCCCTACATCACGGGAACACGGAGGTCACGACGCAGACTTTTTGCTCCGATATTTGAAAATCTCATCCAACACCTCGGCGGTATCGACTTCGCTGTTAGACCTACGAAGAAGCGCGTAAAAATACATCAACAGGTTTTCGTCTGATACGTCTTCGAGAAGATTATAAATCGCCTTTTTGAGTTCCATATTCATACCTCCTGTGCGTTGTTTGTACTCTTATGCTATTCCTTATGCTGCGCACCGTCAATATAACAGAATCTTTTACCACGATTGAAAAAGCAAAAGAAAATTCGTTGGGAGGACATATGCCAAAAGCGAAAAATCTGAAATACTGTCGCAAGAAAGCAGGACTCACGCAACAGGCACTTGCGGATAATCTCGGTGTTTCCAAAGCGACTGTGGTCTCATGGGAAGCCAGAAGGACAGCGATCCCCGTTCCAAGCACCAAAAAGATCGCGGCATACTTTGGTGTAGCGTATGAAGCGTTTTGTGACACCGATCTTGAGCGACTGGACAGAAAGGTCACAGCGGAGGATATCCGATTATCCGATTCCGAAGCAGAAAACCTCATGCTCTTTAGGGAGCTGCCGGATAAGGTCAAAGATATGTTCCGCTATATGGTGAAGCAGGCACACAAGATGGAAGTTGAACTCTCTAGGACAGGCGAAAAATGAAAGTCAGACGACTCCCCTCGGGGCAATACAACTGTCGCGTTGTATGGACGGAGAACGGCAAGCGTCACGAAGAATCGTTCACATATCCCACACGCGAGGAAGCCCTGCTAGAGGCTAACAAATTCAAGAAGAACATCAGCCGCATCGGACATGGCGACCTGACCGTCTCCGAGGCTGTCTCGCGCTACATAGACGCCAAGAGCAATGTCCTATCCCCTGCCACCATACGGAGCTATAAGCTCGCGCAGAAACACTTGGAACCGATCGGGCACGTCCGCGTCAAAAGAATTACAACCGATATTGTACAGACCTATATCAATACCATCAGTGCGCAGTACTCCGCAAAGTATGTGAAGAACGTCTACGGGGTTCTGACGGCTTCTGTAACGCATTTTAATCCCGACATAAGGTTCCGTGTCACACTGCCGAAACAAAACCCGTCAGAGCTGAATGTGCCGATCACAGATGAGGTATATCGCCTTCTGGATGCATCCACCGGATGGTTGAACATCGCAATCCAGCTTGCCGGATTCTGCTCTATGCGCCGTGGTGAAATTGCCGCGCTAAAACACAAGGATATTGACCGCGAAAGGAATCTGATATTTGTTCACGCCGACTTGGTGCGGGATACCGACGGGAGATGGATTTACAAGGAAACACCCAAAACATCCGCAAGCTTCCGTTATATTGATTGTCCGTCATATGTTATTGAGTCCATTCCAAAAGGAAACCCAGAAGATTATGTGATCGGGCATATGCCAAACATTATAACAGACAGATTTGTGATCTTGCGTAATAAGTTGGGCATCAATGTCAGGTTTCATGACCTAAGAGCTTTCTTTGCGTCGTCCCTTTTGGCGGAGGGATTGCCGTCTGTCTACGTGGCAAAACAGGGCGGCTGGGATAAAAACTCCCCCGCCATGCGAAAGCACTACGAACGGATTATGAGGGACAAGCAAAATGAGTACCGGAAAAAAGCGTCTGATATTTTTTCTGCTGCAAAACCGACGTGGAATGAATAGTGGAACGGAATTTTGGAAAAGCTCTATTTATAAGGGATTCCGGCATTTATCGCTCGGGTTCAAGTCCCGCCACCGGCAGACATGAAAAAGCCGCGAAACCCTTGTGTTATCAGGGATTCGCGGCTTTAATCATTGGATTTACAAGGCTTTTGTTAGCCCCTATAAACAAAGGGTTTGTACGCTCATGCAAACCGAAAGTGGAATGAAAAGTGGAATGAAAGTGGAACGCTCATCCCGAGATCAATCTTCTGATCGCTTCTCGCTCCTGATCGTTTGTCGCCTGTTGCATTGCCATCTCAAGGTGCTCGACCATCTGGTCTCTCCCGCTATACCCGCGCTCATAGGAGTTCCTTCTGGCGTAGGAGCCATCGTTGTATGAACCGCCATAGGAGTTATATCTGCGGCGGCTTTCATAGTACCGACCGTCGCCATCGCCGTCTCTTCTGGCGTAGCTCATGCCGTCATCCCAATGCGGTCGATAACCCGAGTAGCCGGATTCGCCCATTGCTTCAATCGTCACGATGTCCTTTCGCATGTCCACCAGATCACCGGCAAGACAGGCGGTTTCCTTGTTGAACACGCCTTTCGAGACAATTTCATCAATGCCCTTGTCAATCATTTCGTTTATCTTATGTAATCTCTCGTCCATGGTTTCCTCCTCACCGCGTCACATACAGGTCGGGACGCGCAAAAACAATATTCAACTGTTGCACGTCGATTGCCTGTGTGCTCGTGTTTTCAACCGCAACATTCTCACAGCACCCACGCGGAACGGCAACAAAGACAGATCGGCTGACATTGCCGAACTCCTCCGCCGCCGCCGGTGTAAAGATCACCGTACTGTCCGGGAGCACCTCGCCATCAATAGCTATTGCGAGGGAAATCGGCTCTACCGTTCCCCCTTCTGGAATCGCGATATTTGCTCCGAACGTCACAAGGTATCTTGCGAAATCGTTCCGTCTGCATCCACAGTTGAAGTTGTATGGCACAATCCCTCTAAGGGTAAAGATGCCGCTTCCATCACGGTGAACAATCAAACCCTTGTCACACGGCACGGGGGATGCTGAAAAAAGCGCGTTCTGTCCGGCTGCTACGGTCTGGAGACTGGCGTTGGTATATTCTGCCATGTCGTCACCCCCTTCATCCGTTGCATCCATACCCGAAGTTACCATTGCAGCAGTACGGCGACGGAACCACATACGCGGGTCGCGGCGTCGGCGCGAGGTGCTGCTCCAAGGCCGTTGTCTGCGCCTCGTTATTGGCGATGATCGCTGCCGTCTGCGCGTTCTGCGAAGCCGCAAGCTGTGCCATGTTAAGCTGATTCTCCAGCGCCGTAATACGCTCGTTCTTGGCATCCAGCTTATCCTGATACAGCTGATCTTTCACAGACTGGAAGCCGCTATTTACAGCGTTAAGCATGGTCTGTGTATTCGCAGTGTTGTTGGTGATTACATCGCGAAGAGCATCGTTTACAGCCTGCCTATCAGCACATGCTTCGCGGGCAATGTCTGCTCCGAGATTAGCAAGTCCGAGACGGTTTTCGCAGCAGCACTGCGCCTGCTGTGCCTGCATGCCGTTCAACTGTGCCGCCAACGCCTGGGAATTGGCAAACGACTGGTTCATGCTTGCGATCTGGTTGGAGAATGCTGTCTGCATTTCGTTCATTGCACGATTGCAAGACGCCACTTCCGCATTGCTGAAGCCGTTCGTGATGGAGTTCTGGATGCCTGCCAGCGTCGCGGATGTCGCCGCCTGATCAAATCCCTGATTGGTGTTCTGCGTCAGCCAAGGGTACATGCCATCAAAGCCGCCCCCGCCAAATCCAAAGCCGTTACCACCAATCGCAAAGAGGATGAGGAGGATAATCCACACACCATCGCCCCAGCCCCCGAAACCGCCGAATCCACCACCGTTCATCGGCTGTACGGGTAACACCATGTTGTTACTGTCTGTTAAGCTCATAATGTTGTCCTTTCTACCGCTAATTAATGCGGTGAGCGACGATTCTCGCGTTCCGAATCGCCGGTTAATGAGATTATTCACACCCTTGCAAGGTTTGTGTGCGTTTTTGAAAATACGAAAGCGTTTTGCAAATTTTTTGCAAACACTTAGTAAATTCTTTGCAAATCACTCCCTAGCTTTGCATCATGCTTTGTATTTTCGGAACCGCCTGCGCCATTTGGTTCACCTGTTGCTGACCAAGAATGCCGTTATTCATAAGATAGTTTCCTATTTGCGACGGGCTATTCATCCCCTTGATAGCGTCATAGGTTGTCTGATCGATGCGCCCCTGATCAAAAAGATACTTCCCGATCATAGATGGGTTGTTTTGCATCTGACGAGCCTGTTGCGCAACCTGCATCATGCGCTGCATGGGATTAATTTGCCGGAACGGATTACCTTTAACCATTTTTTCTCACCCTCCTTGTGCGCTTTACGGGCTGGACTTCCTCTTCCTCTTCTTCCACATAATCATCGTCCATGAACTCTGAAAGGCGTTTGTCCATAGCCGATGCATAAGAATCAAATTCTTTCCGCGTCAAATACTCGTTGATATTGATTTGATGGTTCTCTTCCGTTTCCTCCTGCCCGCGACGGACAAGATCGTATATCTCAAGAGGTAAGGCACGCCCGCTTAGGTCGGCAGACTTCTTGTAAACCACGGGATTATCGTTGTCCATCAGCATCACCGTATTACCGGGTGCGACAGGATAATTCCTGGCCTCCGCCTCATTGCTCACCCATATCACGTTGGATTGCGGTTGCGTCTGCTGGATTTGGGGCTGATAGCCCTGTGTGGGCAATAAGTAAGGATTTTGTAGATACGGATTGTAAACCATTAGAACATCCCCCTTTCGTAAAAGTAAGCCGGAACAACATCCTCGGAGTTCCACAAGTCATAATGGTTGCCGTCAATGACAGCGACAACATGATCTCCTGTACAGACGATGAATTCTCCTATCGGATGATCGAGACAGAATTCCGCCAAGGAGTAGCACTGGGGACATGTGTTGGGAATGGGATACTTTCTAAATCCGCGATCCAGAAGATATTTGTTGAAAACCACATTGCTGTTGGGAAGGTCGCATTGCGCAAAACCCTCTTCGCACAGTCCGAGATAGACATCGCCCCAGTCAAGGTCGAGAATCTTTGCGATTGCACGTATAACGCAATCGGATGTGGATTTTCTGCATGGATTTGGATTGTAATAAATATATGCCATCCCATCGACTCCTTCTTTTAATAAAAGGTTAATCGCGGGGAACGTCTTACAGAATGCTAAAGATATGTGGGAAACATGAGATTTTTATGCACAAAAAAAGAGGGGGCATTAAGCCCCCTCTAAATGTAGAACAACATCAGACATACATTCCTTCATCAGATATTGCAAATGTCGATATTCATATTGATATTTTTCTGCGAGTTCATCAAAGGTTGTTCCTTCGCAGTATCGATCAACAAATATCTCCCGATACCGCTTGTTGTGTATGTATTGCTCCGCAAGATGTACAATTTCATCTCGCGAGAGATGGTATAGCTCGTGTCGTTTCATCCGGGTTCCTCTCAAAAGTTGCGCCACCGTATAAACCTTCAACGATGGCGCGATATCAAAGGGAAAGAAACTTGCTCACCCATCAATAAGAATAAGCACTATTCTTCGATACAGACGCAATCATGCTCTTGATTCCAATCACTAATAATGCGCCAACTTACCACTGTTCCTCCCGGCACATGTTCAATGCCATATACTTGAAGCCTTGAAGTATTATCTGGCATGACATTCCCCAAAGATGTCGCATAGTGGACAGAGCCATCTGGGAATGTGTATGACGCCTGTGTGTCACCGTCATATCTTTGCTCAATAATAGTTGACATTTTTCTTTCCACGGGGATTGTAAAGGTTACTGTCCTCACGGAAGTTGCTTGACTTCTATACCAAAGATAGAAGCCCTTTAGTACATTACCCCCCCACTTGTTTATACAAATTGCACAAAGATTCCATAGATACCTCCTTGAAAATGAATTTAAGGGGACAGCCTTTTATACTGCCCCCTCATTGGTTGATGTTTACGGCGTGACTTCGGGGTCTACAGGCGTAGGCTCTTCTTTTTGATAGTGTTCGCTACGGATGACGGCTCCGTACCAGTTGACAGCCATGACCAAGGCTTCGTCGGTGTCACCCGACATAGACGCAGACATGCGGCTGTGAAACACTTTAATTGCTTCGTTGGATGTTTCGTAGGGGTAAACCGCAGGTTCAACGGTTTCTCCTTTACGGTTGATTTGGACTACGAAATAGCTTTTCATTTTTGTTTTCCTCCTTTGTTGTTTACCAAATTTCAAAAGTTGCTGTTGTTGCATTTCCTTGATATGAGCCGGTGTGACAATTCAGTCTGACCGTGCCGTCGGGGATAGTTGCCTCATACGTCCCTGCGTCCCGCTCGGAAAATAGTACCGTGTATGTACCGCCCTCGTCATATGCGGTGACATTACACCACGCCACCCCTGTTGCAGGGATCGTCATACGGGCATTCTTTTGCTTCTCAATGGGCACGACTACATTGGCGTTACCATATCCGTTCGACCGCCAATCATCAGACACGTCAATCTTTATTAAGCTGCCGCCCCCCCCCTAGTTTTTCAAGGTTTGCGAGTGATTGCATATGTTACACCTCCTTTGATTTATGAAATCGTTGGCGCTACGGGTGCATACCATGTTGGCGTAACGCCTCCGTCAATCGGTTGTATTACAAACTCGACCCGATTACTGTCTGCCTGTATGATCGCTTCTTTTACGCCGACTGTAGAAGAAGCACCGCCACCCGTCCCATGCGCTTGTTCATACAGCAACGTGCCTCCCTGTAAGCTGTTGATGAACGGTAAAGGAAAGCCTTTGGATGTTCTCTCCCATCCTCCAGATGCATCAATAAAGATGATCTGTCCTTTTTTGACTCCTTCAAAAGCGACGGTAAATGCGGTCGATGAGTATGCCCCTGTGCCTTTTACATAGTTATCAAAATTACCACCTGCGCCCCCGCCTTGCCCTTCCAGATTCGCCAAGCTGCTCATGCGACACTCCTTTCTGCGCCGTTGTAAACTTTGCGTAATTTGCGCAAATACCATCTCTTTCTTGACGCTCTTATCGTCCACCATCTTCTGCGCAATGCGGAATGTGCATCTTGCTTTGCTTGCTTTGTGTTCATGCCGTCACCCCCCTTACCTGCACAACCACAGCTGCCTCTGGAAGTGCTTCCGCGTAAAAGGTCAGCGTGTTCGCCGTGTCATCAGCGACCACATACGACAGCGCGTTATACGCCGATTGCTCTGCTTCCGTGGGAATCACACCCGCCGCGCCGATAAACACATCCGGGCTCTGGACGTGTACCGCTGTCACGCTTTTGACGGCGGTGTAGTACTCTTTCCCACTGACGGTGGTGGTGGATGCGCTCCAGTCGGTCAGGGCGATGGTGATCTGCGCCGCAGACGATAGAGCATTGATCATTGTGTTCTGACTGTTGATGAGTGCCGCGCCGTAAAAGTCGCCTACTTGCGAGTAATCCGTCTCGTCGGTATAGCTATTCGTGCCATCGCCATTTGCGGTTTCCCGAATACGCCTGTTGCCAACCCATACGGCGTCCTTAAAATCTGTTTTTAACGCCATGTTTCCTCCTCTCTGTCTTAATCGACCAAGAAATAACTCGGTACACCTAATCTAAACGGCAATCTTCTCAAACCGTCGATGGAACTGTTAAGCGTTCTGTACATCGTCAGTTCTGCCGATTCGATTCTGTTCAACTCTTCAAAACCAATCACACGCCCGTTATCGTAGAACGTCTGGTACTCCCCAAAATCAAAGGGAAGCGTGCTCTCTGCAAGGGTTTTCAAAGCCGTTTCAATCTCATTAAACTCTCGCGCATAGATGTATGCCGATCCGTCTGTCGGCTTGTCCGCCCCAACCGTAAGCGGCGGGACACGGGGATAGATCGTCAACGCCAACTCCCTAAGAAACAGGAGGTTATTCTTAATACGGTTATAATCCGCTGCGTTGATAAAGTCCCCGATAAACAGTCCCGAAGCGTCATACTCCGCGTGCCAATCGGTTTTTGGTGTAATCCATGTCATACGCGCTCCTTATACGACACGCGCCTAGCGCGAAGTTTACAATTCATGCTCATGCCTACGGACGTGTCCAACTGCTCTTCCGTTATTCTGATCATGTTCTCGTCAACGTATTTATTCTCAAGGTAAACGAGATCCCCGCAATCCAGCCTTGGCTCACCGCGATATGTCAGGGCATAATCTGTGTCGTTATCAAAGTGTTCCCCGACCCATTCTGCCTCCTTGGTTGCCAGACCGATGTTAGAGATGAGATGGTTCTTTACCGTCTTCTCAATGCCGGTCTCGTTTAGCCCCAACTGATAGACGTTATCCGCTATGGTGTAGGCATAACCCCTGATCTCCACCTTCCCATCTCTAGGAGCATTGATCAGGACATAATGTGCGCCCGATTCCAAGATGGGGATGTCGGTATTGTCATCAGTGTATTTCGCGGAAAATCCATAACTGGAATCCGTAAACTGAATGATGTTGTCTCCCGCCACCACATCTGCGGTCGCTAATTGCTTCTCTTCTGTCTCCGTGCTTTCCGAATACTGATACATGTGAACGTTGACTTTCGATACGCGGTCGATATCAGTGGCAATCGGCGTCGCCAACAAATCCTCGTAGGTAATGTGATAATCGGTCACGCTTCCAAACTTGATTTTCTGCAAGTGGATTCTCTGCCCGCTCAACGCCTCGATAAACTCGATCTGTATCTGGTCTACATCCACCAATTCTGTCGGAAGGTAAATCTCCTTCGTCAGCTCATCAAAGGTCTCTTCCGCCACCACTTGACCGTTATGAAGCCCCCTCACGATCAGCTGGATGGGGATCGCGTCGCCAAAAATCAAGGACAAGCCAAAGCAGGTAAATGCTGCTTCAAAGTCGATTGTTACCATCGGGTTGTCATCGAATCCCACCGTCTTGTCTGAAAACACATCGTTCACGCCCAAAAGAAAAGGCAGCCTTCGGTTGTCGCGCTCCCTGGCAATCTGCTCGGAAACATAACCCACTTTGTAGAAATCTGAAGGTGGAAGGAAGTATTGCGTCCCGTCACTCTTTGTGTAGTCTAATTCCAAGCTCGCGTAATTCTCTTGCGCGTCTTCCGTTACCAGACTCGCCACATCCGAAAACGGCGTCGGGTCTTTTCCTGTCACGCCCGTAATGTCCGCGACAAACGATGTCCTGACCGCAATCCCTCCAACACGGTCTTCATACAAAACCGATCTGGAAGCGTTCGCGATCATTTGCAAACAGTTCTTATGCGTGTCTATCGGCAACGGATTGTAAACAACAACGTCTTTCAGGTATTCATCGACCGTGAAATTCTCGACAGCCGCGTCCTGAAGCACATCCAGCGCAAGGTCATACAGGTTTATACCGTTCGGGTAATACTTCCCCTTGTAATAGGTGTCCTGCATATAATCCAGAATTCCGACCGAGGTGAACTTTGCCTTCGTATCGTCTGACGACCATGACTTCAGCATGGTTCTTCCGCCAGGAATTCTTTCTATGCTCCCGTCAGAAAGTTTTCGTCCGTACTCAAAATACACTTCCTGCTTCTGTTGCAAGTACCCCGAATACGACCCTGGGTCATCCTGCGCAAATTTCTCACTGATGTTGTCTACGACAAAAGTAAAACCACGCGTCGGTAAAGACGAGGAGATCGGGTCGATACGTGTTTTTCGTGACGTACTGATCAATTCGGTGTTGGAAAATGTCAGTCCGACGCCAAACTGAATCCGCATAATTCTGAACCGCTGATTTCCACCAACCATGGAGATCGGGGTTATCGTGATGTAGCTGGTGTGGTTAAAAGCGTCAGTAGTCACCCATTCCCCGGGCTTGTCATTTGTGTATGTTCTGGTTGTCTCTCCATTGCTGATGGTGAACTCTGTGGGGTAAAAATCCCCAAAGTCAATCGTCAGTCCCCGTAGGTTCAAATCGCTGTATCCACGGAACAGGAATGTGATCTCGCCCTTTATGTCCCTTGTAACCCCGCCCTGATACAGGGCGTATGCTTCGTCTTCGGGGAGGAAGAATTGTGACTGATCGCACCTTGTCTGGTTCTCCTCGAACGTCGCGTAATACGCCTCAAAGACCGGTGGATCGTTCATTAAACCCGGCGATGCAAACTCCGTGAAGTCAGATATGCTATATGCCGTTCTTTGCGCGTTGACATCTATCACGCCAAGGTAAACCCACACATAAGACTCATTGCGCAGGTGTTCGCGCATTTCGGTTTTGTACGCACGGCTCGCTTTTTGCATTACAGTATTCCGCAGTCTATGATGTTGACCTTACAGTCCTTATAATTTAACGGTATCTTTGTAACAGGATCGATCCAGTACACCTCGGCTGACCTGTCGCCGGGATACATCTTGAGATTGATGAATCGTCCCTCCGTGACACTCCAAACCTTTGCCACAACAAAAAACTCCGAAAACAGATTGCATATCATTCTCCACTGCGGTTCTGTGAGCCATACCCACTTAAGATTGTTGTACTTCATGACATCCCGCCCAACTCTCTCGCCGATGACTTCCGCATTCGCGTTTCGACCACTGTTTACCGCAGTGGAGATGACAATATCCAACCCAACAGAGGGGCATGGCACTTCCACACCGTTAATCTCCAAAAACGACATATCAATACCTCACGTTACCAACGGCAAGCCGATCTGGCTCTGCCCCCTGTTTGCCGCCAAAGCGATCTCCGCATCACCAATATTGACCGATGTGTCTTTCTGATCAATGGAGGTCTTGATCGCCTGTAACAACGTGCTTTGCTCGCTCATAGCCATTGCCACGCCGATTGCTATGGCATCTACGATCTGGTCATTGTTTGCAACCGCCGTTCTGCCGCCGATGGAACCAACCATCTCCGCGCCGTTCTCTCTGGCGAGGAAGAGCTGTCCTTCGTTCGGGAATCCACCCGTCGCAAACTGGCCGATTTTAGCCACCTTAAAGTTGACCTGCCCAAGGCTTCCCGCGCTTGACGACAGCTCACCGATTGCCGACGCAACCTCCGCGATGGCCTCCGCCATCTTCTGACAGGCTTCCAGAACAACTTCTACAGCCGACGTGATCTGTTCGGATATAGCGGTTTTCACAAGCCTGAAGGACTCCTTCGCCGCAAGCTCGACGCTCTTAAACAACGTTGTCCATTTGGTCTTCTCAAACCACTTTTTCACGTCGGCATCCCACCACGCAGTCAGCTCAGTGTTCCACCACTGACGGAAGGTTGTAAACTCCGTCTTATAGAGCGTGGACATGGACGTAAACAACGTCGTCCATTTCTCCTCCCCAAACCAAGGCGTGACATCCGCCGTGAACCATTCGTTCATTGCTTCGCCAAACCAAGTCCTTAATTCAGCAAAAGCAGTCTGTGCCGAGGTCTGGATGCCACCGAACAGTGTTGTCAACTGCTCTTCCCCTAAATAAGGGGCAATCGCCGTGTCATAAAAGCCCGACAAATCAAAGCTCTCTGTCAACGCCGTAGACGCGCCGGAACCAATGCTGGCGTATTTTTCCGGGCTGAACTCTGCCTGAATCGCGTCTCTTACACCTGTGATTTCCGTGGTCACATCCGTCTTCATGCCGGAGAACCCGGATTTCACCGACTTCGATACGCCTTCCGTCGCAGTATCGGTGGTTGTCTTGATATCTGACCACCTGCTCTTATATTCCGTGTTAATGGCAGTAAGAGAAGTCGCAACCTCCTGCGAAACACCTGTAAGCCCTGTTGTCACGGCCTGCTTGAGTTCGACCGTCTTGCCGGATGCAATCGCTACGCTCTCCGTCATCCCACCTGCCACAGCGGTCTTGATGTCACCCATCATGCCGTTGACTGCTTCAGCGGTCTTTCCACGGTTGTTGTTGATCTGGTCGCCGATGTCGGTAAAAGCGGAGATGAGCGTTGTACCGAACTTTTGAAGATCCGGCGCACCTTCGGTTAGCTGATTTAACTCCTCCGCAAATCCTTTTATGCCCTCTATAGCAGGGTCAACCGGGATTCTCGCGACATCCGACAACGAGTGCGCAAAGGAAGTAACCGCGCCGCCCAGTGACTCCCAAGCTCCAGAAAAGTCGCCCTGCGTCAGTTTGAGGAACGCATCCGCCAAGCGAACAACAGCATCAATGACCTTCTCGATCGCTCGCCCGAGGGCTTCAAAAGGAGCCGTTATGATGTCCACCAAATGCGTGCCGACGACATCCCACAAGAGATTCACAAAGCCGGAGAAAATCATTTTCAATTGCGTAAAGTTTTCCCGCAAAGCCTTAATTGCATTCGTGACGTAGATAAACGGATTCAGCAATTCGCCAAGTAACGGAGCGATAGCCTTAAATCCTTCCGGCGAAAAGAACAAACTTCTCACCGCGGGATGAAACCCCAAAAAGGCATCCCGCAGATTGCCGATCGCTTCCTTCACATTGTCCACAATCTGTATGATCTTCCCAAAGTTGCGCTCAAAATAATCCTTTATGTCGTTCCAGTATCCGCTTACCTTGTCTCGGAAATCCTGGTTCGTTGTTGCCAACGTGTGGATTTCAGCCGCCAACAACGCCAGTGCCGCAATAACAGGAGCTACAGATGGAATGACATTCGCAACGGCTGTCGCAACGTTCCCAATAGCTGTTCCGAATCCCGAAAGCTCCGTTACCAACGACGAGAAGAACGGTACGCTTGTCTGCGCTGCCGCTCCCGCCGAAGAAACCGAAGTCCCAACGGTCGAAACTGCCGTAGAAATCTTGGTCAGGCTGTCGAGCGCAGGCAACAGCTTTGCCGCATTCATCAGCATCGTGATAAGCCCAATGAAGTTCGCAAATCCTTCCCCTACAAACGCCGTGAACTTAAACGCAAGGATGGCAACCGCGATTCCCTTGAGAATGTTGGCAATGTCCTGCGCACTTGCGTTCTCCATGAACTTGCCAAGCCCGTCAAGGAAGTTTCCAAAGGCATCACTCGTGACAAACTTCGCCAGCGCTTCGGAAAGATCAAGAACCGCCGTTCCGATACCTTCAATGACCTTCGCCACGTTCTCGCGGGAAAACAGACCCATGATCTGCGTCAGACGTTCAATAAACGTCGTAAACTCCTGTGAGTTTGTGAAACTTGCCACTCTCTGACCGAGTGCGCCGATGGCATCCACCACACCACCATGCAGATTTTCTGCCAGCTTTTCTATGGCAACAATCAACGGTTCTAAATCCTTACGGATCTTCTCAAAGTCAAACGCGTCTATGACAGTGCTGATGGTATCAAGGAGATGTGGAAGCCCCTCTTCAATCAGGTACTGAATCCACACCAAAATGCCGTTCTTCATCGCGTCTTCAAACACACCGCCGATGAAGTCTGCCACCTTCTCTAACCGGTCTGTCAGCTTTTCAACCGACTTCAACAGGGGGGAGAAGTCAATGTCCATGCTCCATCCCACCATGTACTGCGTGACGTTTCTGACGTGGGAGACGATAATCGCCAAAATATCGCGGATGTTCTCGAAGATATGCAGCCCTGTCTCTGCCGAACTCCACGCCTGTTCAAACTTATAGGCAAGGTTTCCGATCACCCTCTCGATGTCTCCGATGATGAACAAAATATCAGCAAACATCTTGACGGTCTCATCCTGTTGCCATACCTTCAGGAAGTCACGGCCTATGCTCTTGCTAAGTTTGGCAAGCTGTCTGACCATGTACTTGAATCCGTCTATGACATATTCCCCCGCGATGTCCCACGCCTCTTTTAAGGGGTTGAATAGCTGTTCTAAGATGTCCTTGACTTTATCCGCGAATTTCTTGATGTCTTCGGATACCTCGGCCTCTTCCCATTCATAGGGATAGCCGGATGCACCACCGCCACCGCCAGATGTGTCTTCGTCCGGCTTAAACACATTCAGCTCATCAATGCCAAGGAGGTAATCTTTCAGTTTCTTCGCCGCGTTCCCTGCGCCGCCAACAGCCGCGCCATAATCCTGGATGTTCTTCTTTGCCGTGACAAACAAGTTTCTTCCAGACAATGCCGCAAAGAACTGATTGATCACCGTGATTGCCTGCACCAACTTCGAGATCAGGAAATCCAACAACGGAACAACCGCGTTGATAATCGGGGCAAAAGCTCCGACCAGGTTTGCTCCCATCCACCGCAAGTCCGATGTGATCAGGGACATGGATTGATTGAATTCTCTCCCGACATACCCTGTGAACTGCGCAAGGGACTTCATGGCATCATTCAGGTTCATAAGGATCGCTGTTATGGCTTTTCTGATCACCATGAACGTGAAGGTGCGCATTGCCCTTTTCCACAATGCGCTCATCTTTTTCAGGGTTTGCTCTACATTGGCGTGCAACCGTTTGAAGTTGCCAATGATGTTATCGATTCGCGCTTTGAACTCACGTGCAACTATCCTTACAGGCGTAAGCATTGTCTTGAAGACGCCCGCCAAACGATTTCCGATGCCATCCATAGTCTTCGCGGCGGACTTCAGCTCCTTCTGCAAAGACTGAAGGTTGGAGAGCATTGAAGTATCGACGGGATTCTTTTCTGTTCCGCCCAGGTTCTTCTTGTACTCCTTGAGTGCCTCTGTGGTCGATGACAAGCCGCGAACCGCCTCCTGATACTGCGCTCTGTCAAACGGGAGCTTCCCGGATTCCATGCCTTTTACTATTTGTTTATACTCGCGCAGCTTCTCTAAGAGCTCCGCCATTTTGTCCGTGGTCTTGACAATCGGAGCCGCCATCGCCTGATCATCAATGGGTGTCGTAAGATTCTTCTTGTATTCCTTGAACGCCTTCTCCGCCTCGGCTAACCCGCGAACCGCCACATCGTATTTCTCATGATCAAACGGCAATGCTCCTTTCTCCATGCTGGAGATGACTTTTTTATACTCTCTTATCTTGTCTACAAGAGCTTCAAGGGATTTCGATGTTTCGTCCTGATCTTTTATAATTTCACTCGGGTCATACTGTACGGTCGGAACGTCCGACTGCGTTCTTGTCGCGTTTCGCACATCCCATAATGCGTCTTTTACTGCCTGTGCACGGTCTTCAAGATACCTCATGGTCTCCGCATATTCACGGAGATTCGAGTCATTAATATCGCCGACAGACGCGTCTATGCGAATCTCGTTCTCGAACGATTTAATGCCCTGCAATGCATCATCCAACAACGCCTCTAATGCCGCGACATCGTTTCGTACATCATCAGCAACCCTCATCGGAACGGGAGTATCAAGCGCATCAGCAAGCTCCCGAATCTTATCAATCGCGTTATCACCGATGTATGCGAATTTACCGATGGTTTCTGCGTAGTTTTCTCCAACTAATGCCAACTGCGTGTTGACCGACGCGATTGCCGGAAGCATTTTTTCGATGGGAGCCGTAAGAGCTTGTGCATTTACGGGGGTTTTTATACTTTCTTTGTAGTCATTAAATGCCTTCTTTGCTTCTTCCAGCTCGCGAACCGTAGCCTCATACTGCTCTTGGTTGAATGGCATTTTCATGTTTTCCATGTCGCTCACGACGCGTTTGAGCTCATGGATCTTCGCCAAAAGCTCTCGAATGCTGTTGGCGATTTCGCCGAATGAACCCGCATCGCCACTTAGCCCGTTCTTGTATTCTGAAATGGAGACAAGTTTGCTCTTCCGGCTGATTTTATCTAAACCATCAAGTTCGCGTTCTGCTCTCTTTGTAGATTCGGAAAAGCCATTCATCGTTTGTGTCGTTTCCGAAATGGATCTTGTTATGCCGTCTGCAGTAGTCCTGACTTCTTCCAGAGGCTTTGCGCTTACACTTTTGGTGGCAGACGCAATCTCTCCAACACTCACGGCAATCGCGCGCAAATTCTTTGAAATATGCCCATCCACTTTCAAGCCGGACAATAATTCAGCTATCCCTGCAAGAGACTTTTCAAGCCGCTCTAAAGAGTCCTCTGCTTTTCCGGCTTCTGCATTTACTTGTATTCCTAAGCTATCAAGATCAGGCATGGGCAATGTAAAGGGGGCATATTTCAGCCCCCCTTCTCCTTCTGCGCTAATTCAAAGTTGTCTTTTTTTACCATGAATTGCATATAAAACAATTCACGCTTCTTCTTGATCTCTTCCGGCGTAAGGGGCTTGTTTTCCTTTGGCGGCTCGATAAACTCCCTAAACGTGACGGGTTTTTGTCCCTTCCCGCGAAACAGGTTTGCCAAGGCTGCGCTATGCGCAAGAAACCCATACTCTGCACTAAGGTAGATACGATCTAAATGCAGCTTCTGCCGCTTTTCATACCCGCGAATAACTATTTCCAATCGCCGTGGATTAAGCCCCCAAAAGTCGGCATAAGTGCCGTCCATGCCGATATAGAACGGGATGAGGTCATTCTCAAAATACGCCGTTGCCGACCCGTATAGAGCAATCCCCTCACTTACTGAACGGATACCACTTCCGTTTCCGTCGCTTCCAGTGCTGGCACGTCCCTGCGCTTCTGGATCGCTTGAAAAAAACGAGATTCTTTCATGGCATCACCAAAAGCCTTTACAATATCGTTGAAATCGCCGCCGGATACGACATGCTCCTGAATCATCTGCGAGGCAACCTCCTCGCTTACATTTGCGCTCATCGCCACAAACGCAGTGATCGAAGAAAATGTTTTGTTCTCCATGTTCGCGAACGACACGTCAAACTCTTTCTCCATGCGCCGGATGTCCTTGAACTCAAGCTCCGACGGATGATATGTCTTTCCATTCAATGTAAACTGTGCCATAGTTTCTCCCCTTTTTAGAATGTGGGGCGACCGAAGCCGCCCCTTTGTTTGTTAAACCTGCTGTGCAAGGAACTCGGCAATGATATCCGCTTTCAGGGTTTCCGTAATGGTGTACCCTCTTTCAGCGGCAATCGCCTGAATCTCGGCGACCGTCATTGCTTCCAGTTCCGCCTGTGTGTACATCTTTATCGCCACCGTGATCGCCTGTGTCGCGGTCTCCGTCACGCCGTTCTCCGTGTAGCTGATCGTGATAGCCGTATCAGACATAGACAACGCGCCGTCCGGGGAAAACGTGTATCCCGTTACAGCGTTCGTTGTGCTGTTGTCGTAAGATGCGGTCACGACCATTCCGGTCGGGTCGAACGTCTCCGTCTCTGTGTAATCCACCTTGTCAGGCGCATTTGTAATAGCGATACCTGTTAATGTGGGTGTCGTTGTACCTCCCGAGCCAGTCCCACCGCCGCCGGGAGGTGTTAGGGGGACGTTATCGTCGCATCGTCAGGATATTCGTCCGTAGGCACGACCATCGCGTCGTCGTCGGGGTACTCGTCGATGGTAAGTGTCATCTCGACCACCAGAAGCTCGTTCTGATCCATCGACGGAAACGGGATCTGCGTCGGAGGCTGTGCGACGATAAAAAGTGCGCCATAATCCGGAACGATGGTCTGGAACCACATCCTCTTTCCGTCAGTCAGTGCGGCATAATCCGCAATGACTTTCTTCCACTGCGCCTTCGTCTGCGATGTCAGATTCACTGTTACAGGCATGGTTCCACCCGTGTCACCACGACCCCTGACGTATCTGGATACGAAATCTTCAAGAGCCGAGGCGTCAATGTTCTCATTCTCCACGGCAAATCCGCCGATGGAGTTGATGCGGTGCAGACGGGCAAACGCTGTAGGCTTCACGCCAGCAGTTTCCTCTGTACCATAGCTAAAGACAATTCCCAAGGTCGAGAGACCCGCAATTGCTGCCATATTGTTTCCTCCTTCTGAAAAAATGTGGCAGGGGCGCCCCTGCCTCTATTGGTTGCTATGTTATCGCCTTTCGGCGTTTCACACTCTGGCAAACTTTTCCCCTCCACCAATCACGCGATTCAACTGCGCAATTCCGGTGTAGTAGTCGCCGTTAAACTGGATTGGTAAAAGCGTTGCATTGTACCCATACGCGCTGATCAGGAAGTCTACGGCTTCTGCTCGTAAATCCGCACACTCGTCCGTGGACTCATTCGAGAAGATGTAAACGCGGAGATAATGCCTCATCCCGATCACGTCCCTGTGGGTCAGATCGTACATGAACGGCGATTCGATTTCCTGCAAGAAGACAGTGGGAAACTTCGTCACAGGGTTCGCGCTCTGGTCTTTTGTGGTGCAGTTAATGGACGCATCAATGGTCTTCATGCGCTTTCGCAGCTCATTGAATACCGTTGTTCTGATGTAATTCCACCAAATGTTACCCATTGAACACCTCTTGCGCGATTCTTGTGATTTGTTCCTGCATCTCCAGCATGGCGTTGTGCATGGGGCGTGTAGGTTGGATGGCAGTACCGTGTTTGCGGATCAGCTTTCCGTCTTCACCGCGAACATAGAAATACCAGTCGGTGTCATTGTTGTGCGCACCTCCTGTCTGGCTTGCCGTTCCGGCTCCCCCTTTTCCCCCGAACCTTTCATCAGATATGGCGTATGCCGCCGTACCAAACTCCATTGTCCAGAGGGCGTTGATGGAGCCTGTCATGACTTCACCGCCCCTTATCCACTCTCTCTCGATCTCTTCGCCGATACCAAGCAACACCCCATGACAGCCGTATTCCGTAGGTTCCAAGTGCTTCTCGTATGTCACACGATGAGCAAACCGTCCGCCCACTTCTTCAGCTCGTTTAATGCCAACATCCATTAGCCGACTAACGAACAACTCCATTTTTGTGTTCAGCGACTTTCGGTAGTTTTGGATTTCCTTAATCGCCTTTTTAATGGAATTCCTGCCATTGAGTGAAACATTAATGGTCTTCATACGGTCGCCTTTAACAGATACACGATCTCGTTTAGAGCCGGTGGAACACGTTTTATGACATAATCCGCACTCTTATCGTCCACCTCACCATTGCTTTTCAGTTTAGGCGTTGACGTGTACCAAATCAGGGTGTTTTCCTTTAAGGGAAGATCACCCTTTTTCAAGTACAAAAGCGCGTCATAGTCACCGTAAGCACCAAAGGCCTGTTGCTCCACCTGCCCTCCTGCCCCGGTAATGCAGGCGTGAAACTCCAACGGAAGACTGTAGGCGTCCTTAAAGTCGCCCGTCTCTATCGGGTTTCCATCGCCGTCCAGACGGATGTTTCCGTCGCGGTCGCGGTCATATACGGGCTGTTCCTCTAACCAAAGAGAGTAATACAGCCGTTGTCGATTTCTTCTTCCCGTCTTCATGGAATCACCGCCAATGGAACCACACCGTTAAAACAGGAGGAGCGGCTCTCCCATGAACGGGAGATGCCGCTCTCGTTTGAGGCAGTCTGCCCCTCCCATCCGACATGGGTATAGTCATAAAGAGCAAGCGTCTTCACGTTGTCCAAGTACTTCTCCATGTCGGCTTCGATCATTGCATCAGTGTAGGTGTAGGGATATCTGCGTTTCGCTTTTACCTCTCTTAGAGCAGCTTTAACCTTGGACGAAAGCAATTTCACGGCGGCTTCGTCAAGAACATCCCCGTCTTCCGACAGCTCGTCTTTCAGTTCTTCAATTATTTCCGTTCGCATTTCGTCTAAAGTCATCTGCGTTTCTCCTAATATTACGCGATTGTTCCAACCACGATGCCGTCCAGTCTCTCCGCGAAAAGCGTAAGGCCGGAAATCACAACATCCTCGCAGGTCATGTGTCTGTAGTCCGCATCCTCATGGATACCGATCAGCCCGGTTTCGTCAGAGGTGAACGAGAATGCCTCGTTCAGATCCGCCCCATTGACCGGAATGTAGTACAGGCACACGTTGGATTTCGCCGTGGAGTAAATCTTACCCTGCGGTACGGAACTGTTCATGATAACCGTTCCAAGGGCAAGGAAGTTCTCTACATAAGTCATACCGAATGCGTTCTGCACCGTGATCTGCGCCGTAGCGAGGTAATCACCGATATCCAGCGGATTGATAAAGTGTACCGGTGCAATCTCGTCATCCTCAAAGAGGATAGCAAGCTGCGCCCACGACTGTGCAAGCGTCGCTTGGAATCCCGTGCCAGTAGCCGTACCAGTACCCGTCGCAAGGAAATCAAAGAAATCCTTACGGATACCCTTCTGTACGTCCTTCAGCATCGCGTCCGTGGTCATTTCCACCGCCTGATCAAAGCCCCTCTCCACGATGGCTTCTGCGGACGTGGCCTTCGCCCACTTCTTGAGGATAATCTCACCGAACGGAACAGGGTCAACCTTGTACTTGGACAGGGGGATCAGATCACCTTCCGCAACCGCCCCATCTTCAAGCGTGCCATTTGCTTTGTAGGCTTTCAGAATCGTGCCTGCCTGCTTCGGGATCATTCTCGTGACGCCAAGTGCCTCCATCAGCTTCTTCACGTTAGACGAGAAGATGTACGCAAATTCGATCTCACGGGAACGCGCAAGATCAGCTTTCATAATAAGATTTGCTTCTGCCATTTGTTTTCTCCTTTTCTTAGTTATTGAAATGCTTCCTGATTCATGGCTATTGCCTTTCGGCGTTCTACCCTGTCAGGGATTGCCATGATCTCCTCTTTTGTCATGGAAGAGTACTCGCCGTTCCCGACGTTGATACGGGGACGAGAACTTTTCCACTCTGCCTCTTTTGCCCGGATCAGGTTGTCCGTGTGCTGACGTTGAATGTCAGCCAGGGCATCCATATCCCCCATGACCTCCGCGTCCGCAGCCTGCCTCGCCAGTTCCGCGTCAAGACCCTGCATCATGTAACGTTCCTTCGCCTCGTTGCGACGCTTGTAGTCCTCAAGGTCTTTGACATATTCCTGTCTCGCGGCTTCTTCTTCCTCTTTGATGGCTGCCGCCTGTTCCTGTTCAGTCATCTTCTCCCGGAGCTGACGCTTATTCTCGGCAGCCTCCTTCGTGAGTTTGTCGATTGCCGCTTTCTGCTTCGCGTTCTGCGCCTTGACCGCGCTCAATCGCGCCTGCAATTCTTCGATGCTCGGCTGATTGTCCACCTCTGGTGTTTCCGCCTCGGGCGCATCTACGGTCTCCTGCACGTCTACGGTTGCGTTGGTGTTTTCTTCCATGGTGTTTCTCCTTTCGCTTTGCGTTGTAGTTGTTCTCGGAAGAGCTTCTCTGCGCTCCCGGAGGGATTAACGTGCTTCTCTGCACGGCTTGTGTTTTAACGTCTTCTCTGACGTTTTATGTAAATGAAAAAGCACCCCGAAGGATGCTTTTTTCGCGCATAAAAAAAGACCCATGTTGCCATGAGTCTTTTACATTATGGGGTTCTTTTTTGCCTAGAATTCTTCGATCCGATCCAGAATCGATTCGCACAGCAAACCAATTCTGGTCGGCTTATAGTCTTCGTCAAACCCTTTTTCTTGAAGGCAATCACTCACCCTCTCCCAGCAGTTTGCAATATACTCCTCCGTGATCTCAAGCGGCGGGATGCCTAGATCATTCAGAAGTATAGTCTGTTCCTGATTGAATATTGCGTTCAATAAGTCTTTTTGCATACCCTTTGTTTGTCCTAAAATAGGTAATCTCAACACCGGTTTCAGGGTTCACGATAACCGTAACTTCTTTCCCGACATATCTTATTTCTGGACGCCCTTTTTCGTCATGCCTAAAATAGTCATACGGATCAGCCAGCGGATGCCTAATTGCATCGTCGATCATTTCTCTGGTAAATCCCCGCTCCTCCTGCCTTTCCCGCGCGTGTTCCGACTGGGCAAAATATTGCAAGTCCATGGTTATCGGCAAGTTATTATTAACTGTAACATTGTCTTGTTGGCGTTGCAAGCCAGAGTTGGTATTCTCTCGCAATTCTTCAGGAGCTTTTCTTGTCGAGTCAGCAACAGTCCCTTCCGAGTACTTCATCCAACACCGGCAATTAATGATCTCTCTCGGGTGTTCCGCGCCGTTTCCAACCGTGATGTCACGCGGATAAAACAGGTTTGCCGCACCGACATGAAAGAAATCGAACATACCCACTGTCTGCCCGTCTGCTGCCCCATGGGACTTCCTTTCGCGACCGTCCATGCAACAATGCCATGTTTTGGCGGTCATCCCTCTGTTCACAGCATCCAGATAATCGGCGCGGTTGAACACGGTCAGGGTTTCGTTTTCCGCGTTAAATATTGCCCTGTCTTCCGAGAAGTACCACGGGTCATCGGTGTGACGAAGTGTTGCCTCTACCGCGTTATTGGCGAACCATGTTGCGTAGCCGAGCACAAACTCTTCGTCATAGAGCCTCTTTCCGGCGGCTTCTGCCCAATCGGAAGCGACCCGTTCTATTACCTCTCCGTAATCGGTCGCCTCCTTCTCAATCAAGTCTTCCATCCAGATCATGAAAAACATGTAGATATCAAACAGTTCTTCCGCAAGCTCTATTCGTTCGGCGATTTGCTCTTCCGTCAGATCCATCTCCCCGAAAAACTCATCATACGGCATCGAGCGTGTATTCAGTTCGTCTATGCTCATTATCATGTTATATTTTGAAGGGCAGGGGAGTTCTCCGTCTGATCAGAGTAGTCCGCCATCAGCCTGTCAGCATTCGGCGCTTGTTCCGAGTTTGAACTACCAAACGCCTTTTCCTGATATGCTTTAACGCTTTCTCCGCTCCTAAGAACAACCTGCGCAGGGTCGGCAAACAAAGGAATCGTCGCAACAACATCTTCGAGCGCAAACCCATGCGACAACAACGTTGCAGCGCTGTTGACTTTGATAGTCAGTTCGTGCGACTTCGGGCGACGCGTATTCGGCTGTACATCCCATGTTTTAAGCTCGCGCATGGGGTTGTCCGCCTTACAGTCCGCAGACTCTCGGATTGCCGCCAACACCACATCAACTTCCTTCATCTTGCAGCCGTCTGTGATTCGCTCTTGAGCACTCGCCACAACCTCGGCGTCGCTCCATCCGGCGGCATCATCCATGGCAATTCCAGTGGAGCCGCCTGAATTATCGTTTCGCTGAGGCACATGCGCCTTTTGAAGAATATAGGTTCTTCGTGCTGCATAGTTGTCGAGAATACCTTGCAACCCGAAGTCCATTGTCAGGGGCTTGATAAAAGGCTGCCTCCCTTCCGGCGTGGTATACGTCTCAACCCAATCACCCGATTCAGGCTTAATGGTGTTGCCGTCCTTGTCCTGCGGAAACTCGACATCGTTTGCATGCCAAACAGCCAGTACGTTCTGATCGATTGCGTTTGCGGCATCCGACGCCAAAAGGTTCAACCCGATCAATTCAGACAGAAGCCTCTCGAAGCACCCCTGCCGGTCATAAGATCTGATCCATTCAATGATCGGTATCTTTCCTAATGGGTTCTTCTCCCCACTTCTCGGTTCGTGTGTCCATGTTCCACCCCTGTTGCAAATCTCAAATCTTGTCTCTTTCGTAAAGCACGTATAGTGGACGTTCTTCTTGCTGTCCACCCGGTAGGTCACGCCTAACATCGGGCGCTTATCCGTGTAGAATCCAGACTTTACAACAAACGCACACCGCGGGTCTAAAACGTCACGCGTGAAGTAGCTTTTCCCCTCTTCCCACTCGTTGTTGATGTCAATCAGCGTATAACCAATCCCTGTGATCTCGACAAACCTGGCTAATGCCTGCGTGTCTTCATCGTTCCCGGACATCGCATAGCATTCGTTCAATAGCTGAATGGCATCTGTCTCGTTTTCATCGGGGCTCTTGTCGTTCCCCCTCTGCACGAGTGTTATGGGACTCCCCCAGTGAAACCCGAGCTTGAATTCCGTGATGGTGTTGGCGACGTTATCGACAATCTCCCAATCAATGTCAGGCCGAAAAGTCTTTACGCGTTCTAACGGCTGATGTCCCGCTTCAAATTTGATCAGAGTATCGCAATCGGGTGCATTCGTGCCGTCGTGATCTTTATATGCCTTTTTCAGCACTTCGATCACGTTGCTCATTGTCACCTCTTCCACGTCGGTTATTAAGTTGATTCTCCCGTGGTGTTTAAGACGTATCATCCTTCCACCTATTCCATTAATGCCGCAATCCATCCGATCGCGGCAACAACAACAAAGAAAACTACAATCGGCATCATGGTAATATGCTCAATTTTTGCCCAACGGATATGATATTGGGATTCTTGATCGCGTTGTCCTTCACCAACTTATCCACTGTCGTTCCGTACTTCACCGCAATCGCGGACAACGTGTCCCCCGGAAGAACGGTATAAACAATTCCTGTCGGTGCTGACGGCCTTGCGGCAAAGCGATTGTTTATGATCCGCTGTACAGCGTCATATCTTGCCCCCAGAGCCTTCTTACGCGCATCGCCGTTGCCGAACTTCCCTGCCAGAACCATGTCTGCCAGTTGCTCGTCTGTGTATTGTGCCAGAGGCTTCTGAACAGTTCCGCCGATATAGCTGAAATACGGGAGCATCCCGTGTTTTGTCCATTTCCGCCCGTTATATCCGGTTTTCTCACCGATATTCAAAACAGCCGTCACCTGGACGCCGTTGTCCCAGGACGGGGTGCATTCCACTGCCAATCCGTCCCCGATATAGATTCCGGCATGGCCATCCGTCCATAACATCTCGCCAACCTGAATGTGATCAAAGTTTGTCGATACGCCGTTGCATCTTTGGATCATCTGGTTTTCGCCTATATCCGGGACGCCGTTGCTGGCATAGGTCGCACCGCCATAAGACGTGTTGCGATCTCCTCTCCACCCCCATAAAATCCCCTTCAGAAGGCAGATGCAATCAAAGCCGAACGTGTTTTCAGGAAGCGCCATAATCTGCTGCATGTGCTTCCGGTTGTACGGAGTGCTTGTTGCATACCGCTGTTTGTTGGCGCTGTTCATCGGCGCTCCAAAGCACCCATTCACATAGAACGTGCTATAATTCCGTGCGATCTCAACCGCCGTTTCCGCAAACTGTATGTTTGTCTTGATCGGATTGTAAAACATGTTCTTCACCCTGTAGGATTCTATGCGTTCCTTGTAGTTATCATAGATTTTCAATATGGTCTGAATGTATGTGGGGCTTGTTGCGTATCCGGCGTTCTTGATGATTGTGATGCACTCTTGAACAGTCTTTGCTTTCAGGCTGTTCTTGTAACGGTCGCTTTCCATCATGTCAAAATAATCATTGATGGAATCACCCAGGCTTTTATACGCTCGGAAGGTGTCCCGAATACTCACATATGTTTTGCCGTCGTAACACTCCTTTGTGGCGGTGCTATAAATCAGACCACCATATTTGGCAATTTTAATCCAATTATCTGTTGCCTTTATTCCAAGTATCGCATTTGCGCGAACCATGATCTCCGACGTGCCCCAGCCGGATTCGCATGCCGCCTGACACACGCACGTCCACGCCTGCGCATTCCCATAGCCCCTGGACTGGCAAACGACCGCCGCAATACTGCCTACCGTATCTATGAAGTTCCGTACCTGTTCAGGTGTCGCCATTTACGATACTCGCAACCTTCTCGTTTTGCTCCAACAAAGGGCGCATCTCTTCAAGAGCTTTGTCAACCAAAGCGGAAAACATCTCAAAGGTAATCACTCTTGCCATCCATCCGAATTTCTCAAGGAACATGTCATACACGTAGCGGAGCTTGATCTTCCCTGTTCCGCTACCGTACTCCTTTTCCGCCATGGTCACGGCAAATAATAGCCACTCCCTGACCTTTTCCAACTGCGTTTCCTTCGGTAATCCGAAGTACTGACGGATATGCATTACCGCGAGCACGATCACCGCTACAGACGCCGCCAAAAGAAACCAATTATCAAGAAGCCATTCCATGATTTATCCCTCCTGTGAATAGATGTCCATAATGTCTAAAGCACCTTCGTGATCCTGCATTTCCGACAAGGATCTCATCTGTTCCATCTTGAGATCATAGGCTTTGCCCAAACGCAGGATGTTTTCTCTCTTTGCCTTGTTGTAATAAAACCCGTGAGCAGCTGTCACAAGCCCTACAACTCCCATATCAAGGGTCACAAGAGAAGAAACTTCAAACCCACAAAAAACGGCAACGAATGTCGCAATCGTTACCGCAGTCAACAACGCGTCGCAGAAGATTAACAGCTTCTTCGACGTTTCAATTCTCCGCTTCGTTCGTCTTCTCATTTGTTCATCAAGTGCTCATAAATCTGTGTTCTTGCTTCCTTGCACTCATCGGCGTTGTTGCCTTCTACCGCATGCCCCAAAAGGGCAAGCTGACCCTTGATCAGGACATTCATTCCGTCTTCCAGCACGCGGAGTCTCTTGTCATCTCTTTTGATCAAGTCCATCATGTTTTCGTAATCTTCTTTCAAGTTGGCGATCTCCTTGTCCTGTGCGGCTTCCGGCGCCTTCGTCTTCTGGATGACCTTTGTGATGATTTCAACCAGCTTGTACATCGCCACCACAAATGCCGATATGCTGATTAATGCCCCGAATATCATTGCCGGGGTAATTGTGATTGTCGTGTGCATGATAACCTCTGTTTCACGTCAAATCGATGTGGTCGATACCAAGAATAAACGGGAGCCTGTATTGCAGGGTTTCTCTCGGCTCATCGACAACCAGCTTGTGCCTGCCCTTGTACAGCCCGATCCCTTCTCCCGCCATTCTCATTGTGAATAAATTCGGCGCACCCAGTGTGATGGGCAAGGGTCCTCTCCATGTCCCGAAGGCAATGCCGTCCTCTGTCTTTAGTTCCGGTTTTTGTCCGTAGATTTCCATCATGATAAGTCACTCAACATGGCAACTCCTGTTAAAATCAGGGATTGCGTGATATCCGTCGTGGTGTCGCGAATGGTGATCGCCTTCTTATCCATGTCCCATCCAAAGGCGTATGTCGTTTCCTCCGCGTTCCCGATCTTTCTGATGGCATCCGTTACCGCTTGGTTCTCTACAGGATGATTGGAGGTCATCGAAAGAGCATTGTCAACAATGTAATCCGATTGCTTCAAATACCCCGTCAGGTCAACCGCGTTTGCCAGGCCAAGGCTGACCCATCCACCGCCGTAATATGCCCATATCTCATATGTTGTTCCAGATGGTTTTAAGTACCAGGTATTCGCCGATCCTGTGGCCGGAAGATCATCGCCCGCCCCCAAGACAACCGATGTGATATGCGCCAAGCCGGAGACTTCGCCCTGTACTTTCTGATCTACATAAGAAGAGGTCACGTATCCGGCATCATTCGGAAGGTCGCTGACGTTTTCGGGCAACTCGGTCTTGTCCGCCTTCCCGGAAATCGCCGTGGTAACATCAGCGCCCGTCTGGTAGTCGCTGTCGTTTGTCAGGTCGCTTGTTTTGCTCGGGATGGAGGAGGCGTCCGCCTTGCCTGCCAGGGCTGTTTCTGTGGCCTGTACACGATTTACAAGGGCAGTATCATCATAGCTGTCAATGATGATATCCCCTCTACCGAGAACGCTTTCGCCATTTACGGTTTTGATGTTTGTTCCAGATACAAGCAACTGCTGAAAACCATAGCTGGAACTCGCCCATGTGCCGTTTGTGACGGTGTACATGAACACGTAATAATTACCGCTCAACGTAGCAAACGAGCGGATAATCACCTTGTCGTCACTCTGTTTCTGTGCCGTGATTACCGTGTAATAATCATTGCCACGCTTAATCAGCATTGGTGCAAACGGTTCTTTTGCGCTGTCAATGTGCGCGATAATCTCCTGCGCCGTGGTAACGTTATATTCAGCAACAAAGACTTTTGCGTCCACATCTGTTTTATCAGCCTTGCCATGAATCGCGGCTTCCTGTTGCGTTACCTTCGTATCCAGATCGCCAATTGCGGAATCCATTTTATTCAGGTTTTCCGCGTTAATCGGTGTAGTCTTGCCAACTTCCTCGTTTACCCAATTTACTCTTTGGTATGCCATAGATTAACCCTCATTAGTGGGATACAATGTGTTTGACGGATACAGACTGTTCTTCGGGAAAAGCCCCTGCGTCGGCGTTGGATGTTTGATTCTCAGCTTGCCAACGAAGATAATCTTCCCGCTTTGGAAGTGCGTCTTATTCGGTTTTAAGCCTTTGATCTTGATGCTCATCGTTAATCACCGATTTTGCCGTCCTTCAATATAGGTTTCACAGCAAACGATTTTATGTCTGACGCTACCGCTTCGCCATTCACCAATGCTCTAAGTTGCATCGAAACACTGCCTTCTTTGAAGTCAAGGGTTTCTTCTTGCGAAAGAGTAACCTCTACTTCCGTGCCGGATATCGTCACATCGCCTTTGGTTTTCGTCAATTCAAGATCGCCCTGTTTGAACGTGAACCAAATAACGCTTGCGTCGTTAGGGTTTACTCCGTCAATCGACATCTTTGCTTTTGTCGTTGTCCCTCGTCTGATTTCCATGTCATCACCTGTGCTTTAACAGCACCCATGCGTTAATGCGCTTCGCCGTCTTGCGTGTCGTGCCGCCGCACATCCATCTGACAGACAGTTCCTTCTGACCGTTGCCGGTGAACTGGCAGACAGGCCAGCAGTTGATCCTGTTGCCGCCGGATGCCGCATCGAACACCTCGTAAGCAACCATACCGACGATCTGATAGTCAGCACCTTCCACATCGTCAATGCTGAACATCATCTTCGGGATGCTGCCGTTTGCGATGTCCTCTGTGCAGTAAGGAATTTCCACATTAAGCGTATTACTCCCCCACTGCTTCACACGGAACGGCTCGCCAAGTCCCTTTACCGCAAAGTCAATCTCATTGATCGCCGCAACTGCGCTTGTCTTGTCGGTCGTGGTAAGGCTTTCAAGATCACCCACGGGATTGTCTATCCACTCGGAATTGTCTGGTGACAACGTATTCTTCGCGAGTATCTGCCCATTCGTGCCACCGCCCGGAAGTCCGTTGATGTTATCCACATAAGCCTTTATGACTTTGTTCTGGACAGCGTTTTCGGAAGAATCAGACATGGCGGTGTCAACTGTGCCAGTACCACCGCCTGTTACCCACTCCGTATCGCCGTCTGCGTCAGATTTCTTTGCAAGCACCTGCCCTGCCGTGCCGCCGTTCGGAACACCGCCGTAGCCTTTTGCGAATACGGTGTAAAGAAAAGGTACTGCGAACGATAACGTAATATTAGCATTAGTTGCAAGTGCTTTTACTGTAAATTCCGTAGCAGACTTGCCAACAACGCTTACATCAACCGAAGCATTTTGAGATGATTGGTCTAAGGCAGGACAGATGACCACTTGATAATCATTCGCACTTGTGAACCCTAAATCACCAATGCCTATAGAAGTAGAATTATAAACTCTACTTCCAGACGCTGCGGGTACAGTCCCAGACCCTGTTTTTGCAACACCCCATCCACTACCGACATAGGTGGGAATCGGAATATCACCGCTACCGAGCAGGGATTCTCCTGCAACAGTCTTGATGTTTGTTCCGCTTACAAGTTTTTCCTGTTTTGCGTCAGCATACTCCTTCGTGGCAACATGGAACGTGTCTGTTCCCAATCCAGACGTGACGTTCAATGAAAACCAGTCAGGCAACTCTCCGTTCGCACCTCTTGAATATAACGCCTGCGTGCTCTCGCTGTCAGAGTTTGACAGGATGGCGTTTACTTCATACGTCCCACTACCTCCAAGCGGAACTGTGCCGATGTCGAAGTTCGCGTTACCGCCGCCTGTACCACCGCCTCCACCGTCTACTACCTTGTCAGAAAACACTCCGAAGTAAGTAGTTGTGTTCGTTCCAAGACCACGCTTTCTGATGTAAATGTCGTAATACCAGATATGACCCTGCGGAAATTCAAGCTCAAACGCATGTCCATTTATGTCCTGTTGAGACCCACGATTAAGTTGATAGAAGTTATAACTGTTCCCTCCGTTAAATGTCGTCCTTACAAACACGATCTTGCCAGCAACCAAATTGTCCATGATCTCGTCAAAGGTCGGACTGTCGATTGTCATGCCATAATGCTTGCCGCCTGGATTTTCTGGGTCTTCGGTAAACTGATCGCTGTCAACATCAAAGACGAATACTTCTCCCGAAGTCCTCGGAATAAGCATATCGTCAATCTGTTGAAGGAACGTTGTTTTTGTAAGGGTAACGGTTGCATTGGTGAGATCAACAACGGGGTTTGTCGAACCTGCCACGTACTGAACATTGTCCGGCAACGCACCCTTCATCGTGATATAAATAGTCTCGTTATCCTCGTTCATGGCAACGAATGTCTTGCCGGTGGTTTCGACATACCGCGTCAAGTCATAAACATCGCTTGCTGTGAACTCATACGTGTATGGTTTGTGGTTCTCAATCTCAATCGTGAACACGTCTCTCGCAAGTGCGTAATAAGGCTGACCAACGGTGTCAAGAGTGATTGGATAATCGGTTCTCTCAAAGTACCCAGTCGCCTTCTGCTTCTGAAGTTCTGCATCAGCACCATCCACATACGCCTTGACGATCTTGTTCTGCACAGCGTTCTCGGACGTGTCGGACATTTCCGTGTCAACGTCGATAGAACCGCCACTACCGCCTATCGTCGTTCCGTAGCCTTTGGCGAAGATAGTGTACTTGACGTTGACAGTTCCACTAAGACTCTCCTCCATCGTGACCGATGATACGCTGAATGACGATGCACCCTTGTCAGCATTGACAAACGCAATCGCATTTCCCCACGGTGTCGCCGTACCGCCAGTTGTCGGCTGTACAACAACATCATAATCAGCCCCAGACGAAAAGCCATATTCACTCACATCTACCGTTGCACTTGACGACCACTTGCTGTTGTTGAATGTAACAGTTGCAACGCCTGTCCGCACAACGCCCCACTCACTCACATCAAGCGGTGTCCATTCCACATCACCATCTGCCGAGGACTTCTTTACAATAATGTCGCCTTTTGCACCTCCGCTCGGCAAGCCACCGCCGCCACCTGCGCCACCCCATTCCACGTCACCATCCAGATTGGAGGCTTTTACAAGAGCCTGTCCTTTTGTGCCACCTTGCGGAATTTCACTTCCATGCGCATAAGGCACACCATTTTTCATTATCATTCCCATAACTTACCTCTTTATGTGATCGGTGTTTCGATGTAGTCAATAATGACTTGCGCAAAATCGTCTTGGTTGAAATAACTTCGCCCATCTACGACCATATTCAGTTTATTATTATGATCGACATAGAACTTTAAGCCAATCTTTTCGCCAGACGGGGCTTCTATCGGCGCATATCCAGAATACGGAATGGGAAATTGTTGTATAATGGTCTTAAAACCTGTCGATGTGCTTTCGTAGTCATGGAATGTGAACGACCCATACACACGAAGCGGTCTGATGTACACACCCTGCTCTGTCCACCCTGCCGTGATGATTGGGCTTGCGTTTTTCAAATCACTAATCCACCTACGGATGCGGTAAATATTTCTGTACTCACCATCGCCACGCAAGTCAAACTTGCCTACAATGATCGGCTCTTGCTGTGCATGTGGAATAATATCAACAGCAGGAACATAAGCACCGCCGTCTGTGATGAAATAGGCTATCCCACTCATCTTTTCTTCATAGGAAAGTGCGTCATATTCGGCTTGAGTTAATTCTACAGATGTATCGCCGCCACCATAGGGTATGCCGTTTTTCATTATCTGTCCCATTGTTTATCCTCCACTTTATTTCTTATAATTTTACCAATATGTTATTTGCCTCCTTATTCGTCAAAACCAATCTTCAAGTACCTAAGCCTTGCATATGAATATAAGAACTTTATTTGTCCCACTTTCATTTTTGAACCGTTTGTACTGGCTAATCTAATAAGTATAGTTGTATTGTTATGAAATTGTGCGTCCAAAGAAACGCTTAATCTGTATGAATTGTTTATATTCGACTCAACATTATAAAATGTAGAAGGAACTGCTACTGTGCCAGAACCAACAAAATCACAACTTAGAATTGTTTTAGCGTCTGTAGCTTCAACGTACACTTCCCTCGCCCAAACATCGAAATATTCTTTGTTTCCTCCAACCCACTTTCCAGAGTTGTATAAATCACCAACATTAAGATTTACCATCCTTTCATAGATTGGAATTAGTGTAGGTAGACCAGTAGGCGTTTTCCCGATTGTCATGTAGCCACAAACATATTCACCTGTTTTTGTGATATCTATATTTCCGTTATTTGACTGAATCATTTCATACAACTCATCAGTAATCTTAATCGTTCTATCGGTATTAGATACTAAAATACCATTCTGACCGAAAAAATTTGTATGAAGCGTTTTTCCATCTGCCGCCAGTATTAAACCGTTACCTGCGACAACTTTTTCCTGTAAGAATTTTGTTACCGTATTTTCATCTTCTCTTGTGGTAATAGCAGTAGCACCAACAGGCGTTTGGTCAACAGCCAAATCAACAAAACCGCGTGTGCCGTTTTCCCTCATCGGTCTTGAACGAACGAATACGGCATAACCATTAGAATCGGGTATGTTGTAAGAAACAGAATCATGAACGGCTAAACTTTTGCCATCCGCGCCCAGTACAAGATTCCAACCTGCCTCTATCTTTTCTTGTAAAATCTTACGGACTGTTTCATCACCTTCTCTTGTTCTTATAGCGCATCCGCCAACGATATTATTGTCAACGACAAGTTCTCTGTCTTTTCTTTCAGATGTGCTTAAAGATTCGGGATATGCTCTAAGGTAAATGCTTGTTCCGTCTGTTGACGCAAGCATATTTGGTAAATCTTCTTTTACATCGACCGTTTTTCCATCATCCCTTTTTACAATGTTTCTGCCAGCTTCGATCTTCTCCTGCAAAAACCTTGTAGAAGAATTACCTTCACCGTCTTTAACCATGATTTCAGTGCAACCTGTGTACTGGTTATTGACGGTCAATTCAGCTTCATTTGCACCTGTGGATGACTTTACATCGTCTCTTACTGCTATATACTTTGCTTCCGCGCCAAAGTAAAGATTTACAGTGCCGCCGCCACCTTGGCCACCTCCGCCGCCACTATTAGCGTCTTTGATGTAATAAACAGTACCATTCATCTTTTCTTCTGGCGAAAGCGCATCGTATTCTGCCTGTGTCAACTCAACGGCAATACCACCACCACTTGCAATAGTGAACTTTCCTGTAAACCCATTAGGCGTTGCTGATTTGTCGTATGTGTAGAGTCTGCCATCGTCAGAACATACCGCGAAGTATTTCTCCGGCATAAGATCGTCATTCATGGCAAGCATTTCTGACTTTGACAGCACCTGCGACTGGTCGATTGGTTCTGAACTGGTTCGATTGAAGGCTGTTCCAAGTGTGATAGCCATCTTATGTCTCCTTAGAACTTAAACGTGTATTTGGCGTTCGTGTCGGTCGTGGGTGTCGTCTTCACGTACACCTTGTATTCCTGTCCGTCAACTGTGACCGTGCTTGCCGTGAAGCTGCTCGTGAAGTCGTAGTTGTTCGCATCCAAGATCAGCGAAAGATCGCCGTAACTGGAATCATACGCAAACACGGGGTGCTGATTCGCCGTGGTAAACAGGAATTCGTTCGTGGACTGTTTCTTCTTCAACACCTCTGTAAAGCCAGTGAAGTCGCTGATCGTCGCCGTGGTGGACACGCCATAGTACATCGGAAGAATGAATTCCACGTTCTTTGATGCAGTAACATCCCCCGCATCAAGCGGTGACATGTAGTTCGCACCGTCAGAATCCTTCGGCTGAACACCTGCCGCATGAGAAACCGTCGCCAACAGCGTAACCATACCTTTGCTGTCTTTCGTAAACGTCGGGACGGTAAACGCTCCTGTCGTGTTATTCTCGTCAAACGGCACGGAGGCGTTCTGCAACTTCAATGCGTATCCCGTTGCTTCACCTGCTCTATATTCGCTTTCAGACGTGTATTTCGGGTCGATTTTGCCTCGATCAAACGACACCGTAGCGTTGCCACCGCTGATGGACTGACCGACCTTTGCCAGTGAAGGAGTGGTAAATGTAATCGATGCCGTCGGAGGCGTAAGAGTCGGGTAGTACGTCTGAGACAGCATGCTCCGAAGGATGGATTCAAGCGTAGAACCTGACGTAATGACCTGATCTTTCGTCAGTTTTCCGATGGGATTGCTGACCGTCAGATCGGATTCAAGTTCCGAAGAAACACCACCTGCTGCGCGACCAAGATAACGAACAGTGCCGCTCATAACAACCCATTCGTCATATCCATCTCCTGCGGCGTTCTCCACCCAATAACGAAGACCTTCTACTACAGGAACGGTCTGACCGCCGATCACAACTTCCGTTGCCGTAGGGACGGAATCAGCCACCTTGTAGTCTAACTTGTCGAAGTTCGCCAGTTTGTCGTCGATCTCTGCATCAACCTCTGCCTTTGTGTACATATCCGCAATGGCGTTCTCGTTTGCGGTTACACGCGCCGTCAATGCCGTGTCGTCATACGAATCAGAACTTGCAAGAGAGAACTTGCCTGTCTCCGAATTCGGCGTGGCGTTCTTGTCGTATGTGTAAACCTTGCCGTCATCCTGACATACGGTAAGGTACTTGTTGGGCATGAGGCTGTCGTTCACGACAAGCATCTGTGCTTTTGTCAGTGTTAAGCTCTCATCGATTGGTTCTGCGGTTGTTCGGAAGAATGCTGTACCCAGATTGATAGCCATAGTTTTTACTCCTGATTAAAAGATGAAGGTTGACTTTGCGTTTGTGTCCGTAATCCTCGATTGCGACACGTAGTATGTATATTCTCCAAGAATGTGTTTCTCCCAACTGCCCGTGGTGTTAAACCCATTCTGATCTTGAATAAGAGACAGATCGCCGTATGACGAGTCATAAGCCATCACGCAGTACTGATTCGCAGTGGTGAAGTAGTATTCCTTATTCGATTTGCCGGAAACATCTATTTCCAAACCGTCAAGGCTTGTCAATTCTTTCGTGTCAGACGCTCCGTAACGGAACGGCAGAATAAAGGAAATCTTCTTCGTTGCACCTACGCTACCTGCTTGTAATGGCGTGGAGTAGTTTTCTCCAATCGAATTCTTCGGCTGACATCCCTGACCGTAACTCGCAGTTGCGGTAAGCGTAATGTCGCCCTTTAAATGTCTCGTAAGAGCAGGGACGCTAAACGTCCCCGTCGTATTGCTTTCATTAAACGGCGTTGTCGCTCCGTCAACCTTTAACGAATATCCAGTTGCCGCACCCGATCTGTAAGGCTCATCTGCCGTGTATTGAGGATTGATCGAACCCCTGTTAAGAGACACCGTTGCGGTTTTCGCATCAATCGTTGTCCCAACAGCAAGCATCGCAGCCGCATTGTAAGAAATCGATGCGCTCGGATTCGTGAGATTCGGATTCATGACAGGATTCAATAGATCGTTCAGAATCTCTTCTACTTCCGTCCCTGCAACGTAGGTTTTTGGTTTTTTGATTCCACCCACATCTAAACCAACAGGAAGATCATTCGTGATGCCGCCTGCACTTGAAGTTGGGAGTGGCAAAGACTGCTTGATACCAGTAGCTGTGTCCGTGACGACAAGATTATTCCCCTCTGTGGAGAACTCGTACTCTGTGCCATCGCCCGAACCACCCGAAAGGACTTCAACCCATTTGTTGTTTACGATATCCCATTCGTAGATAGTTCCGTCGTAAACATACAGTGCCGTATCGTCGCCGACTGCCGGAAGCGCATTTACCCTGTAGACAACCGCGCCGTCATAACCGGACGGCATTGCTCCGACAATTATCTCCGTATCGTCGTCGCGAACAAGCACAAGATAATCGTTGCCATCAAAATACGCACTTTTAACTCCGATGCCGTTTTTTAACGTCACGTCCTGCGTGTATTCTGTGCCGCTCGTCCCTATCCAGGAGAACGTAATCTTCTGACCGTCTGCTGTCGGTGTGACCGACTTGATTGTACAGGGAGACCCTTTGAGCGCACCTACCCCATCGAGGCTGCGCTTCACGTATCCGCGGGCAACCGCTAATGTCTTTTTCGAGATTTTATCTGCCATGTTGCGTCTCCGTTACTGCTCTTTCCATTCACCCTGGCTGTTCATCATGAACATCTGCGCTGTATTTATGACATACAGAGTGGATTCTTTCCCAATCACAAGGTTATCGTCCAGCTTCTCCACCTCGCTACCACTTGTCGGAAAGAAGGTTGGAACGTCATCAGAATACAGATCCACGGCGCAATACTTCTGCCTGTTTTCCCACCAGTATTCATTCACAACATCTGCCCAAATCATGCCAATCACCTCGTCCCAGCGAAAAGGGGCATCACGCAAAAATGCGCAACGCCCCTAATCGGAGGTAAGAATATGTATAACGTAAAAGTTGTGGCAATTCCACTTATTTAAGTATAGAGTGTCAAGTTTTAGTCTTGCAACATGCAATTTCGTGCCATTTCGTGCCATTTGGTGCCATTTGGTGACATTTCGTGCCAAGTTTTACTTATAAGTATCACCGTATCGCTTCTCAAACAGCACTAGCGCGTTTCCGTGTAATCGGTTTGCCTGTCTTAGCGACCATCCGGTCTCATCACAAATCTCTTCCATCTTTTTTCCGGCAACGTACCGCAGGGTCAGGACGTGGTACAGATTGATATCATCCAACGCGTCAATTTGATTTATGATCTGGTCACGTTTTTCAACATACTTGTCCACCATCGCATCAACTTCCCGCTCCTTGTCGATAATCTTGGCGATGGTGTTTCCCATCGGATCAGTATCATGGGATTTCATAACCTTGTCGCTTCCCAACGGTAATGAAGTCGCGCTCGTCACGATCGCACGCAGTTGCGATATTTCCGTAATCTTATTCTGGATTCGCCTGTTCAGCCATGTTATCTGTCCGAGGTATTTTTTTGTATCCATGCACGCCCTCCTCATAGCAAGCCACCGTGGATAATCCTTGCCTCGCGTCGTTTGAATCCTCTGTTTACAAACAACGCGAAATTGGCAAGCATATCTGCCGCGTCGTCATTTTTGTTGCGTCCCGCAATGGTGTACCCCATCAGCTGGGTCAGCATAGCACCGTAGTCACTTTTGGGGGAGTATAAAGACCTGTCTTTGAACAGGACGTGTTTTTTTACCCAATCCGCATTAACAATAATTCTCGTTTCCTTGTTCGTCTCCGTCGCCTTCGTTGTAATATTGCATGACCATCCGATTGCTTGCAGTTTCTTTTCTATATTAGATGCGATCACCGCTCCACCGGCGTTCGATTCTACTTCCAGCATCTGCATTTTGTGTTCGGCGATCATGTTTGCCATGCGACTCTCCAAGGCGTCAATGTTTGTGGAATTATCGAAGACGCAATCCGCGCAGTAATAGTCGCTGCCGTACTGATACATGACAGGCATCCCCATATAGTCGGTTCCCGTGGTTTTGGTATCGCACACGCCTAAAACCGCATCCGGCTCCTTCTCGCTGCCGTCAGGATTTATCGGAAGACTAAGATATCGTCTGATCTCATCTTCGTGGTACAGGAGCCCTTCGCGCTCGACCGGTTCTTGCTTATACAGGCATTTATAAGAGATTTCATCCATGACCATTTCCTGATCGCGGAAAAAGGCAACGGTAAATCCACCGTACTCGAAATCAAAGTTACTTTCCCCTGTTTCCGGGTCTATGTCTGGAATGGCTATAAACTTGGCGCGTGGGTTGCCTTCATATATCTTCTGGATTCGCGCTATCGGATCTGCGACCGACCAACGCGTCATAATCATGATTTCCTTACATGTCTTCCCATCGGTGTCCTGCGTTTTTCTTTGTCGTGCGTCAACAGCATATTTGTTCCATATCTTGTCCAACGCGTTTTTGTTCAAGGCCTCTTCTATATTCGATACAAGATCATCCGTCATGAGAAACTTACTTGCCCTGACTTTACCTGCGTTCCTGGAGTCGAGCGTCGTGGTCTGCAAAGACGGAAAAGGCTTGTACTGATTGATGTTGATCTGTTCCATCTTTGCGTTTGTGCTCGTGATTTTACAATCAGGGAACACGAGCTTCCACGTATAGTCCGTGTCGTTTAATATAGAAAGAATCCCTTCAAAATACATCCGCGTGATGTCCGCCGAATGGGAATAAAACAGAGAATAGTCGTTTGGAAACCACCCCATGACACCCGAGAGGAAAAACTTAGACAGACTGGTTTTTCCGCTCCCCGGAATCATGCTGATGGATAAGATATCGAGCTCATCGTCAAGCATAGACTGAAGCGCACGTATCAGCCCATGACGAAGAAAGCATTTTCTCCTCGGAGAATAAAACCGCTCTTTCGGCGGTCTGTCCTTTTCCAGATATAAGAAATAACTGTCGAGCTTTTTGTTCTGTGCCTCGTGTATCAGAAGGTTGTACCACATGTCGATCCAGACGTTCTTTTCCTGCTTGTCAAAGCAGTATTTTTCCAAAACCTCCCAATTTCCGCCGTTCGTATTCGCCTTTATGAAAGCGTTGAGATGCTTTTTGGCTTGGTTCGTCAGGGTCAATCCATACTCGGTTTCCCCCTCCTGAAAAGCATAGGCGACCGCTTGGCAATAGGCATCCACGACACGCTCATCCAGACCGTGCCTTCTCACATACTCGTCGTATGATCTTACGCTTTTTACCAAATCCTGATTCATACCCACATCAAAATCAAGGCCATGCCGAGAACCAAAGTCAAAACAATTACAGTCCCGTTTATCACGGCGGTCGGCTCTTCCGTTGTGCGCCATACCAGAAACATGATCAGCATGATCACCGAAAGGCAGAATGAAACTATAGACCTAAGAATAATCATGGCTCCCTCCTTAAAACTTGGTTACATAGCCCACTGACAAACAATCGCACTCACCGCTCTCATATAACGAACAGCTCTCTCCCGTTATAATGCAGCCGCATACGATATCCTCTTCGTCGATCTCATCCTCCATGATAACACCGCCACAGTCAGGGCATGTTTCCACCTCCCCGACAAAAAGCTCCTTCATGAACCCGCATTCCCAAGGCTCTGTGGGTAAAGCATCGACCAATATACGCACTGCACACCTCGTTTCCTGTTATGAATACGCATCCTACACACAACCCTCACCGCATTCGGCGGTTGCCCTCTGCCCATAGGCTTATTCCACGTCCGCTTTCACCTCGGATGCACACACGCGCACTTTTCTGCCCTTTCGGTGACGGGTACGCGCCGCCAAATTCTGCCTGTAGGGAATTGCACCCTCGTATTCCGCTCCTAACGTTTATACCCTGCGCATCAGGCCACGATGCGCTGTCTGCATTTACCAGACTTGAAAGGCATATCGGGCGTGAGGTAGTCGAAACCTCGTCAGATGGATATAAGCCACCCGTTCTTCCGTTGAACTAACGCCCATCAAACATTGTTTTTCTACATGATCTTTCCATCGACTTTCGCGGCATTTTACCGAACCTATTTGTATCGGTACTTTATGTGTGGCGTCCCACACAATGGTATTGTTTGCATAGCCCCCATCTTCGGCTCCCGTCTTTCTTGGCGAGGCGCGTCTCCCATCGCGTTGCCATGGCGCAAGGGTTAGTTGTCGATGGTTAGCCGGAGGACGGAATCGAACCGCCAACCCATTGATTACAAATCAATTGTTCTGCCAATTGAACTACTCCGGCTTACGAGCCTTGAAACCGCTTCGCTTTCACGACGACAAATCGCCGCTAGTTGCTCCTCATGTTTTACTCCGGCTCGCATCTGCACATCACCGACTACTGCTTCTCACGGCCTGTGGTCTCATCTCGCGCAGACAGTTTTTTGCCTCTCACGGTAGCAGGTTCCGCTCTCTTGAGGCTCTACGGTATTATTTGCCATGGGTCAAACGCGTTCATCAAATATCTCTCCTCCTTATCGCGTTAATGGCTTTCCGCATCCCAAGCTCGTAATCCATAGACCGCCTGTCGCATTCGTCTCGAAATTCTTCCATCAAGACATCCCTCTTCGGTTCATCGTCCTGATCCAGATACAGGACGCCGTTTTCGCAGTAGATGCACCCTTCCGCAAAAAGGGACTCCGTAAACTGCAACAAATCCTTAAAAGTCGCTTCGCCTAAATGGCTCTTCAGGTTCTCCTTTGTCTTCTCCGGCACTCTCACTGTGACTAACGTTGTCTTTTCGTCGCTCATAGCTCCTCCTCTAGAACGTGTCTGTTTGCGGTTCGTTTTTCCTAAAAGGCTCTAAAACATCCGTCTGTTCCGGGACGCTGTACCATGCTGTACGGAGCGTTCCCCATGTTTATACTGATACGCCTCAATTACTACTGGTTTGTTTCTGTACTTCATCACTCAAAAGCACTCCCATACCAATAAGGATACTTAACAGCACCGTGCCATCGTGTTACTCCTGCCGCTTTTATCGCCTTTTTAAAGTCTTTTTCAAACTCATCCTTGAACTTTTTATTTTCCAATTTGACAGTAATCTCTATTCTGTATTCATCGCACTTTCCCCAACCGAATTTATCCACAGTTCTTTCAGGCGGCTTGACCTGCTCTGACCTCGCAAGGCCACGGACAATTTCCTCAATTGTTATTGGCTGCCTTAGCGCGTCATCATTATCGCCCAACCAAATAGATTCTCTGTACACAATTCCATCCTCACTCATCAGCTTTAAGCGCTTTCATTTCTGCGGTCATCTCATATATATCCATGCTTACAATAGATCCCTCCGTGACAGTTATACATCCCACTTCAACAAGCTGCTCTTTGATTTGCTCATACAAGGATCTTTTAATAACCTCGCGAAAACTATCATGGTTTTTGGCGTATTCTAATTCTTGGCCACTAACGGTATGCTTCGCACGTACAGTTATTGGACGATACACTGTAGTCTTTAACGAAGCACCAATCTCATAATCGCGAATCCGCTTCTCTAACTCTTTGATCTTTTTCTTGCTTTTCAATCCGAATAAATCAATCATCTGCGACCCCCAAATCACTACACCATCTTTCCACATTCAGGACAATACTTCAACTTGTACCCGTGATACGATGTGGTTCCGTTGTCATGCCACCGTTTTTCTGCTGCCGTTTTCCTTTTCCCTTTAGACACCAATGCAACCTCATAAACCGTTTTGTGACAGAAAATCAATCCCGGTCGGGTGTCGGATTCATTGTTCGCTTCTACTAGCGTGTTGTAATCCCTGCAAAAGATGCACGCCATCATTCCTTTTTCTCCAAATATCCCGACAAGTCAGGCAAGGATGCCACCGCATTACCATCGCCTTCTACCCTGCTCGACGCATCATGCGCCCATCCATGGAAATGATTCAGATAAGGCAGTATCGACATTGGCGATCTCTTCCCACCGACCAACGCCTCCGTGGCTGTGTCTTCCGACGCCATGTAAATCTTCTCCCTGATCCGATTCTTCCATGCCATGTCGCCGCGCTTGCTAAAGTACATTCTCCCGACACCCAAAAACTCACACAGCCCTGCCAGCGTAACGATCTTGTCATACTTCCGGCACAACGCAATGTAGCAGTCTGTCCCCGCTTCGATCTTCGCAAGGTCATACGCATTATACGTCGTCGGCATCGCGCTACCTTTTTTGTAAGTCGTATCTTTGAAAAAACCGTTCTTCTTCTTAAACAGCCGCATCCCGATATAGGTCATGCAATATGTCCATACAGTCTGTGGAACCGTCCGCAAGTCTGCAATCCCTTCCGTCTCGCAGAACTCCTCTATACAGGCCTGGATGTCATAATCAATCGCGCCTAACCCGGTTGTCGTGTCGATGTTCTTGATATAGTCCATGGTCACACCTTATATAGTATAGGTAGAATCTTTTTCATCGCCGCTTCATAGTCGTGCCCCATCTCATCACACGCCTCCACAAATGGCATCCAGTTGAACGGGCACTCGTCTGCTGCTCCAACCACCATTTCCCCCGTTCTGACCCATAGGTTCCCGCGCTCTATCAGCCCCTTGAGTCCGGCAAGAAACCCTTCCCTGGAGATCCCCAACGATTGCGACATCTCTTCGATGTCCCCCAGCTGACTATGTAACTCCCTGATCTCCTGCATGCACTCGTTGTTGCTCCTGATTAAGGCCTCTTCCCTTTTGTTGCTATGCACCCCCGTTTGAAGCGCCGGGATGACAACCTCCCCGTCGTAATACTCCGCCTTTCCGCTCTCTACTAGCCGATAAAAACCTTCCAGTGCTTTCCTGGGATTAACGCCGTCCAACCAATCCGCTGTCGCATTATTCATCCGAATTGTCTTTACCCTCGTGATCGTACTCGCCATCTCTCCCCCTGAAAACAAAAAGCACAGCGACAACGGCTTTTCACCGTCACTCGCTGTGCGTTCAAAACACAACCTTCTGTTTCCTCGGCATTCGTCAGACAGGACGCGCCTATTCCCTTTCCTCCTTTATACCACGCCCCACACCGACCGTCAATAAAAAGTGTACACACCTACCAGTTTTTTTCGTTTTTCCGGTGTATACATCTGCTCGCTTTTGGTGTACACACCTGTCGTTCTTGGAGCCATTCTGGGTGTACACACTCCCGTTTTCCCCGTCTCGTTCTCTGAGCCACGCGGTGTACACACCCCCTTTTGCCCCCGTGTATACACCCCGTAATGCAGTTTTGGCTATTGGTGTATACACCTGTCCCGGAGGCTTGCGCGGGGGAGTAAGAACGCCTGGGCTCCGGCAGCCTGGAAACCCCCACCCGATCGGACAAAGCCGCATAACGGCGCGGCGAAAAGTTGGTAAAATGCTACAAATACCAACTTTTGCGGACGTGCTAAAAAGCATTAGATGCGGCTGTTTTTGTTTCTGTGCCGAGGCAAAAAGTAAGTGCTTACCATCCCGAAAGAACCTATTCAGTCGAAGGAACGCCTCGCGTAATTCTGTTTACTATTCCCCTTCGGGCGTGCTTGTTTCGTTCCCGTGCTCCCCTTCGGGTGTGTCTGTCAATATGCTGTGTATTCTCCTTCGGGCGTATGTGTCTATATGCTATGGTTTCCCCTCTTCCCCTTCGGGGGGGGCTGTGTCTATGTTTGTTTATGCTTGCTCTTCTCCTTCCCTTCGGGCGGATCTCCTTGTATCCGATCGAAGGAAACGCCTTGCGCCTCTTGTCCGTGGTTCCTCCTCGCTTGCGAGGTTCCTTCGTTCGTTCATGGTTCCGCCGATCCAATAAAAAAAGACGGAGAACGCCTCCGCCTCATTTCATATATATTCCTCTCTTCGTTCCTGTCCGCCTCCGCCTCCGTGCGGATCGGCGCTTGTCAAGTGTATACACTTTACAGACCTAGCTATATATCTTACCCGTCAGACGATCGCGAAAAACAATATCACATCCTAGCAAATCGGCGAGGCGTTCCGCCTCATCATATCCCATGGTATCACGCCCCATTTTCACGTAAAAAGATTGTGCGCTATTTGCGCCCGATATCCGCGCAAATTCGCCGCTTTTCATCCCTTTATCAATCATTATCTGTTTTAGTATTCGTTGTGCACTCATGGGAAAATTTTTTCACAACTATACAATTTTGTCAAGTAAAAAAACAGTAAAGCAAAGACTTTATAGGTTTATGTTACGTTTATATATATATTATATATGTTTTAGTTGCTTTTCTATACAAAATCGTTTATAATCAATATTAGATAAAGACAGAAGTTGCTAAAACGTTTTCGCGCTACTCGATGCACTCGATCCGCCTGGACGACGAGGCGCCGAGGATAGGAAACACAACGAACCAAAGGAGGGAAAGCAATGTACAACTACATCGAAGCAATGAAGGAGGATATCCGCAACTATATCAATAACGATCTCGAGGAGGAATTGGCCGACGATCTCGACGATGCGGAGGAACAGTTATACGATTTACTGTGGATCGAGGATGGCGTGACGGGAAACGGCAGCGGCTCCTATACGTTCAATCGTGCCGAGGCGCGTGAGTATGTCACGGACAACATGGACATTCTGGAAGAGGCGTTACGTGAGTTTTGCGTCGCGGCCGATACCATTGCCTCCCGTTTCTGTGCGGACGATTGGGAGTATTTCGACGTAACTATTAGATGCTATCTCCTCGGAACCGCAATATCAGAAGTGCTTCGCACGATCTGACGTATTGCCGCCTAGCACAGCCTCGCCTCGGTGCAAGCCCGAGGAGGCGGATTCTGAAAAAAAAAGATGGAAGGAGGAAACGCTTTGAAAACGTACAGACGCACGGAATCAGACTTCGTTGTGAATCTGACAACAGAGGAGGTTGACGCCGATCATGTATCGGTGATTGCTCGAACAATCTATAAAACGGGCGAGGTCTCAATTGTAACTAATGACTATGCGGACAAAGAAGAGATCCGCAACTATATCGAGGCTTTCTATTACAAGGAGGTTACAGAATGAGCAAAACGATTGATTTGATTTTGACGCACAGACAGAGGGGAATCTGGACTAATGGACAAATGGAGGAACGCTCGTATGCATTCTGTGATCCTTGCGATATCACGGCATATGAGATGCGGAAAGAACAATTAGAAACGGAATTAAAGCTTGCATTCCGCCTCATGCAAAAGGATCTTCGCGAAAATGGGAAGTATAGAGACGCTGTATTGACGATTGAGCTTGCGGATTCTGACACCTGGAACCATGAAACGGTTTGTCGGTTTTATCTCGGCCGGAATGAGGAAGGCGGCCTCGCTATCATGTGCCACCATTGGAAACGGCGGAATGATCGTATTGATCGGTTTGTGACAGTAAAGGAGGCGATCCGGCTTGTGATTGATCTATTCACGGAAACGATATCCGAGGCGCATTTGTCCGCATAATGAGAACGCCTCCCCATAGTGGCGCGGCATGGTGCAATTCCGTGCGGAGGCAATCCTGGGAACAAGCACGTAAAGGAGGAAGAAAAAAACAATGACGCATGAAATCGGGACAGTATTTGTAAATATGGATGGCAATAAATATGTCATATCGGGCACACAGACGTTTAACGGCAATGAGTATTATTTGACAGTCCCTATCAATGGAAATGGTGAATCACAATTGCATTGTGAAGACAATATTAATCACTTCTTAAAGCACAATGTTGATTTGACGCCCGAAAAGGTTATGGAAAAGAGGATTGCATATCAGCGTGAACAGGAACGCGCAAAGGAACGCGAACGCAAGGAAAAGGAAAAGCACGATCAAGAAATGACGCTTTACGGATATGCGGACACGCTAAAGGGAGTCAAATTAGAACGTGTGCGAACGACACTATTAAAACGGTTCTTTTATGACGGATGCGGAAGAATGACACGCGCTGATTTTGTAAAACACTGTATTGATACGGGACGCGAAATTGAATCATACATTTATCGCGGAAAACCGGCATACAGGGCATGGAACAATGACAGAAAATGGTTTACAGATATCACGAAAACAGAATATGACTTTTCGCAATGGTTAAAGGAGGCATGACAATGAGGAAGGAAAAGCATTTTGAGTTAAGAAGCATTGACAGAAACGGATGCGCGGTTCTCTATAACCGCCTCGGCGGATACTACAAGGAGGTTAGATTCTTATGGTATCCAAAGAAGGAAATCTATAGGGAACTCCGCAATGAATACGATTGCATTGTGGGAAGGGAGTATTTCAGACGATTAAAGGAGGCAAGGCAATGACGAAAAACTTGTTTATCATGACTCTTTTTGACAACGGGGACGGATTGAATCTCGATCAAATTGATTCCGTGATACGTCATCTGACCCCGCCAAAGGAATTGAATATCCGGCAGCCTAGCGAGGAGGATGCGTTCGAGGCGTTCCTGGATGAAATGTCGGAATACGAGGATCTCCTGGAATTAAGAAGCGCATTGCGTGAATACCTGGACGAGGGGCAAGCATTATCGGATCATGCGGTATACAGATTATTTTGGTTGACGAGGCGTTATGACGATTAAGGAGGAAGCAATGATAACGATTAGCGCAATCTATGAGAATGGCGACTCGATCTGTACAGACTTTGCCGGAACAAAGGAGGATGCAATCAAGCACTATCTCGGAAACAAACACGTATTTGATTATGGTGACCGGGAGGAAATGAGCACTTGCGAGGCGATCATGTTTCACGGCACGGAAACGGATGAGATTTACGCCGAGGCAGCCCGATTGATTGACGGGGAGGCATGGTACGAAGTCAATCGTGATACGGGATACAGTCTGTCATCCTGGACGATTGAGGATGCGAGGAAGGATTATATATCGGAGGCGCACAAGGAATTCTCCGATCGGGCATTCCGCGAGGCATATGGTTTCTATGATTAAGGAGGAGAACAATGAGCATGACAAAGACATATCTGTTTGAGCGCTATCAGACGCAATCCCATGTGACACGCTATAGCGTCTATACAGTCCACAGAAAAGAGAACACGCTTTACATGGATCTGCCGGAAGACGACGCAATGATTATTGCCAATGAGATGGCCGGAAGCGGCGCAAAAGTGATTTATAAGGAGGTGTAAGAAATGAGAAGAGGATATGGATTGATGAGAAGACTGTTTGCGGCGTCGAAGGAAAAGCACTATCAGATTGACGGAGGCATGATTTACTTTTCGGAAGGTCATTTCATTGTCCGCATGCCGATCGGTCTGTATGATCGTGAAATTGCTGGAAAGTCTAATGGGCGTATTCCGTCCGCGCAAGAATTGATCATGTCAACCAATATTGACGTGTTTGTAAAAAAGCTTGCGAACCTGGAAACGAATCTTGCGGAGCGCCTGGAAGGGATGTTTAAGGTAAATGGAAGGACAGGCGCGGTCGTACTGGAAACCACAGTAAAGCGCAATGGGAGGCCGATTGGTGATCGTGTCGTATTGAACGGACGATTCTATGCGGCGGCGGAACAGATGACACGAGGCGGAAACATCCGTATCGTGACACGGAGGATTGACCCGGCTATCTTCATGAGCCCTCCTGACTCATTCGCCTCCGAGGTCATGGTGATTGTTGCGCCCATAAACTATAGGGAACTCCCCGTACAGGACGCTGCATAATGAATAGCTGGCCTATCGGCTATACGGGGAGGAAGGATTGACAATGGATAAAAGCATTTTCACGATAGAGCAGGCAAGGCACGGCAATATCCTATTTGAATTGATTGTGTCAGGTTTTAACGGTGCTTATGTCGTGCGTGACGTGACAGACGATAGAACGGCGGGATGTTTTGATTGCGATATGTCAAGAGGATGGGAAACAATGCGGCACGATTATCAGTATGCAGCACGATATTATAATTCACTTGTTCCGAATGATGAGGCGATACCGCTGTTTTGAGAAAAGGAGGATCGAGACAATGGGATGGACTGGAATTGACAACTTTTATTGTGTATTTACAAAGGATGGAAAGATTGACCGCAAGCGCACGATTGATCGTGAATTTGAAAGTTTTGGAACGATGAAAGTGCTGAAATCCAGCATGATCGGAACCGTCCACTATTGCGCAATGCAAAGGATCAGGAAGTGCCTCGATTATGATAACAAGGTTTATGAGGATATCCCGGAAAATGAGCGCCAAACGTTCGCCGTTGTAACTCTTACATCTATATCGGATGGATGGTTTTACTACAAAGAGATTAGTGAGGACATGGGGCCGTGTGAGGATAGATGCCCGAATTCAATCTTGTCTCTACTGTCTGAAACGGATAGTGAAGCTGCTAATGAGTGGCGTGACCGCTGCCGCGCTAATCTGAAAAGCAAAAAGAACGGATTATCGGCATTGCCTATCGGTTCACGTATCAGGTTTAAGACAATAAGCGGAAAAGAATATACGTTGATTAAAAGGGAACCTTTCTACCAGTTTAAGACTGCATGGTATCAGATTGAGGGAGAATGTCATTATTACCCCAAAAAGCACATCCCAAATGATTACGAAGTATTGACCGTATAAACACACGCTGCCCTATCGGCTATACGGGGAGGAAGGAAAAGAAATGGATATTGATTCCGTAAAACAGACAATCATACACAATATCCGGCTCGCAATGTCGCGTGATTGTGATAAGGGATTGACTACCACTCGTATCCTCAATGCGGATTACTCGCTCGCACAGTTTCACACACTCATGGATCTGCTGTTTGACATTGATATTGATTCATACGTGTCATTGGCGGATGAGTACAAGGACAGACGGACAGAATTACTCAATCTCGCGGAACAGTTATACGGATAAGGAGGTATGAACAATGAACGCTAATCACTTTGAGACATACCAGGCGATGAAGGACGCTTTAACGTCATACAAATGCCGTGCCGATCTCGCGCAAAGCGTAGCTCGTTTGACAAAAGCACTCGCGCATGGTTTAGTGTAACAGTATATGCGGGAGAATCGTCAGAGTATCGCGAAGGTGAATTCTACGAGGGAGCGGATTACGATCCAGCCGTGGAAGAATGGGATGAATCGTTGTTTACGACTGACAGTGACGGCGTTGATTATATTGAGAAGGAGGACTAATCATGGAGATTAAGAAGTACACCTATCAGGGCGGCGAAGCAAGGGACAGCGCAAGACATCCGAACGGCGTTGAGTACATGCTTATGATCGTGGACATGGGAGACGAAGAGGTGGAGCTGTACGCAGAAGAAGGCCTGGGCGATGACTACGAAGAGATCGAGGACTATGAGGCGGAAGAATATGAAGCGGGTGAATTTTATGAAACCTTGAAAGCTGCCATCATCGAACAAGCGAAGGAGTATGGCATCGATCTAAGCGGCTTTGACTTCAACGGGGACGTGGTTCCGTGCATGCATTATGTATTACCCGTAAGCCCGAAGGCCAAGATGAACATTACAGAGCTTGCCAGGAAATACGGAACAGTTGAATGCGACGGAACGCAGTACACTCTCACCGATTATGCGGAAATCGATGGGAAGCCGAACACCTTCTACCCGCGATTCCTTGCACCGGCGATTGACCAGAACGGGAATGAGTACATTGTTTACTTTCGCGTGAAGCCCGAATACGTCAAAGAGGAATTGATTGATAGCAGATGGGAGTATAGCTTTACTGACGACGCGCCGGAGTATCCCGATCTGTCTGATATGTGTGACTGGGACAAAGCAGACGAGGTTGTGCCTGTTTGATATAATAGGTGTATACACTTTATGGAGGTAAGAATAATGGCTACCATGCATAGCTTGTTAAGAAGAACAATAAATAATGAAATCTATCAAAACGGGGAAACCGATATGGATGCTATCGATTCCGTTCTGGCGCCGTATGATTTGCGGGTGACTTCGTGGAACGGCGGCAGACATCTGGCACAGTATCGTGTGAAATTAAATATTGACAGCCCTGTATCGAAGCTCCTTGGATTGCAAAAGAATCTCGTGATTGCTCTCCGCGACAATGATGTCCGTGTGTACCAGGACAAAGACGCGCTTGTGATTGAGAAAAAAGGCGCAATGCAGGGCGTCAGAATGGGCGATCTGTTCAATAAACAATTCGTTGAAGCGGAAGGCCTCACGATTATGTTGGGACAAAACGCACGGGGCGAAAACCTCTATACCAATCTGGCGAAGGCTCCGCACATCCTGATTGCCGGAATGACGGGAAGCGGAAAATCCGTCATGATGCAAACGATCGTAATGTCGTTGCTCATGAAGAACCAGAATATCGACATACGGATTATAGATCCGAAGATGATTGACTATAAGACCTTCGCCGCCCTTCCGAATGTGAAGCTTGTCACGGAAACGAGGAAAGCCCTTGAAATGCTCGGCGAGGTATGCCGGATCATGGATATGCGGTATGAAGCCTTAAGCAAATACGGGTACACAGACATTGAAATGGCAAAGGCGGGCGGTCTGTATCTGAATCCCATCGTTGTCATGATTGATGAGCTGGCAGACCTCATGTTGACCAGCAAGCATGCCGCCGAATCCTATATCGTTCGGATTGCACAAAAGGCAAGGGCATGCGGCATCCATCTCGTTGTGGCAACGCAGCGTCCCACCGCCGACGTGGTGACGGGATTGATTAAGGCGAACCTCCCTACGAGGATCTGTATGAAGGTGAAATCCGGCCTTGATTCGAGGATCATCCTTGACCAGAACGGTGGCGAAACCTTAATCGGGCATGGGGATATGCTCTATCAGTCCGGCTCCATGTTTGAGCCCATCCGCATCCAGGGATGTTTTGTTGAGCATGTGGAAATCAACAACATTAGCGCCGCTGCCTATTTTAAGCAAAAAGGGCAATACGAGGAATGGATTAACAACGACGATAACTTTAATACACGGGAGGTGTGGATCAATGGCTAATATCACCACTCTCGCGCTCCCTGACACCGACTACAGGGCGATCATCAGTACATTGGAACATGGATACGACGAAGCGTTAAAAGACGATACAGGTGCTGTCAGGGGCTATATTGTCCATCGTCCGAATCATCGTGTTGCCTTCGCGCTCAAGTTAGAATATGCCACGGGGATGAGGATCTCCGATATCATCAAGTTGCGGATGAAAGACATCGTTAGAGACGGTGATCGATATCGCCTTGACCTGCGCGAGCAAAAGACAGGAAAGAAACGCACGTTCAGGATCAGCGAGAAACTCTATGGTTGTATCGATCAATACTGCGCCGACCACGATATCGCCAGCGACCGTCCGATAATCGGCGGCACGACATATGGCATCCAGAAGCAACTCAAAAGCGTTTGCGGACACCTGGGCTTGGAGAGGGTCGGTACTCACTCCCTGCGGAAGAGCGCCGCCAGCCGGATATACGAAGCAACCGGCAAGGACATAGTAGCCGTTCAGCGCTTCCTTCAGCACTCCTCACCGACGACGACCGCCAAATATATCGCCACCTGCGGAACCGTGCTAGACGACGCGATTGATCAGTTGGCTATGTGACACATAACACGCGCCAATTTGCCCTGTATTGAAATTTTAGCATCTATTGACATTTATACCTTTTTCTCTTAAAACAAGCGCAGAGAGCGGATATGAGCGCAATGGTGGCTCCCCATGCAGATAAGTAAAAAACAATATAATGAATACATGAGATTGCTGAAAAACGAGTCAGATGGTATCACTTTTGATGGATTGCGGTTTATAATTAAGTCAAACAACTACGATCCCACCGAAATTGGCAAAGAAATCATCGAATCATATTACATGATAAAGAATAGGAGGAAGAGATCATTATGACATCAGTTATTTCGCCTAATGCAATAGAATACGGCAGTTTCTTTATCCAGAACACGCCCTACGGATATACCGTAGCGGAAAAGTATTACAACAGGCACGGTGATTTAGAACCGTACTATCATCACAACAGATTTACCGGCGAAGTCTTACGCTTCTCTACTATCAGATCGGCGATGGAATATTGTAGTGAACAGGAGGATTGACCATGTTCGGCAAAAAACACGATGTCCGACTAACCGAAAAACAGATTGACGCATTGAGAGAATCCATGTCAGCATCCGAACGGCGACAATTTGACAAGGAGCAAAAGAAACTTAAACGCGATCAGGAACGCCGGGAAGATGACGCATTCTTTGACGGGCTTTTATTCGGAACCCTCCTTGACGATGATTGAATTGATTTGATATAATGACTCTATCGGCGGCATCCTGTCTGATGTCCGACGCGAAAAGAAAATAAACGTAGACTGTGTTTTGTACGCACGGCGATTAACAGATGAGATTGATCTGTTGTCGCGGTGCGTTTTTTGTTTAACTGAATACTGTGAGAAAAAGAAATGCCCCGTGAGTGCGCTAACACCCACGGAGCAGCCTAACGAGTACCGTTACTACCCGTAAGACACTAACCAAAGTATATTATAATCTTTCGGGATAATCAATGCAAATGTGGCGGTCACTTAATAGGTGTACCGCTTTTTTCTATGTGGTCTTACTTGACGGCTAATCGCCACAATAAACAATGATGCCGAGGTGTGTGGAGCCGCTTCTATAAAGTCCACGGGACGCATTAGCGTGTAGGATTATCATTCTGTGCGCCCCTAAACGTGATCTCACAACTGAAAACACGTATGAAAAGAGTATGGGGTGGATACGCTAAATAGGGTTCCATGTGAGCAATGTGGGCGGTGAGCAGGTACTTCGGTACACACATGGATTGAGGCATGAAAAAACTCAACAGTTATAATTCCAACCGACAGGCATACCGACTGACGGGGCTTGTTAGACTGATTATCATTGATTTTTCAATGGGTCAGTCTACCCTCAAGACACTCTCCCTCAAGGGCTTGTTTGCGTATTCTTAATCTTCGCTTTCAGGTGGTATAGTGTATCCTTCTCTTTTTAATGCGTCAACAATCTCAATCACTGTTTTTTCTCCAGCGTTTGGCAGTCGTCGTATTTGATTGAGACTTTTTATATCTTCTATTGTTGATATATCTGCTCTTTTTAATACGTTATACGCCCTCACGCCAAGATCAAGTTTTTCGATAGCGTTTTCATTGTCTTTTTCTTCTTCCGCATCCATCATTTTGCCAATTTCCCACATGGCGGTTTTTACTTTGTTAAGATATCTATGTATTTTTTGACCTACACGTGTCTTGCTTATTCCGTATAGTTCTCCCAAATCCTCGTAGGTCATTCCATATGCAAAATACTCATGTGCCATACACGAATCAATTTCACTCGTC